CGTTGAGAACGTTGCTCGTGAAATGTCGTATCGTCTTGGCGAATCGTTGTCCGCACTCGTGCGTGCAACTGCCGACGGTGCATCGAGCATCGACGCCAGTGTTCTGACCGAACTGGCCGCTTCGAACACTTCGAGTTTCACCGCTCTGTCGCTCAGCCAAATCCGTAACAGCGTTCAGTCGCTGGCGGGTCGTAGCGTGCGTCCGTTCGATGAAGGCTCCAAGTCCTTCGCAGGCGTGATCCATCCGTTCGCTTTGGGCGATGTCCTTGCTGACAACAGCAACGATTCCCCAATCGACATCTTGAAGCACACTCCGGTGGGCCAGATGAAGATGGACAGTCTCGTCTCGGTTGACCTGACCGAAGTTATCACGCTGCCTTCCACGGGCGTGGACTTCTATCAGACCAACTTGGTCACCCAGACCACGAACTACAGCGGCATCACGGGTCTGACCGCACTCCGCACCTACATCTTCGGGCGCGATGGTATCTTCTCCATCAACCTCGGAGCGAAGGGTGATACGGGCTTCGGTGACGGTGAGTGGCGTAACATCAATTCGGTGTCCTACTAACTGAAAGGTTTGTAGGTTAAAAAATCTTCTCTAATTGACTTGGAAGCTGAAATGCCAACAAGGCGGAACGCTTAGGCGACCGTGAGAGACTAAATGAGAAGACCCCCAGATCGTATCGGGGGGTGCGATAGTCCGACCTTAAAGGAAAATATGGATAAGCCCAACTATGTTGGCGAACGATACGGCAGACTTGTCGTAATCGCTTCTACAGAATCAAAACACAATCGTTCACGTTGGATTTGCCAATGTGATTGCGGAAATAGGTGTGTGGCGACTGGTGCTTCTCTTCGTTCAGATAAAAAGAGAAGCTGTGGTTGCTTGCGTCGGGAAGTTTCAGCAGAGAGAGCAAGACTCAATTCTCTGAACAATACGTTGCCCGAAGGCGAAGCATCTTTCAACCTTCTGTATTCTACATACAGATGGCAAGCCGAAAAACGAAAACTTGAATTCAATTTGTCTAAGCAGGATTTTAGAGAATTGACCTCTGGTAATTGTTTTTATTGTGGTTTAGCACCCGTTCAAGAATATTTCGGCAGCAGTTGTAACGGTGTATACCTGTACAACGGCGTTGATAGGCAGGACAACAACGTAGGCTATACGCTTACCAACTGTGCTCCTTGCTGTAAAACTTGTAACGATATGAAGAGGACTCGAACGGTTGAAGAGTTCTTGAAAGCGTGCGAATCTGTAGTCGTCCATCAAACTTTAAGAAGCAAGCAGAAATGACTTGCTACCCACTGCACGGGTTAACAATTGCGAATGCAACATTGTGCAGAACGCAGAGCCAACTGTTGCCGACCCGGAAGGATTGATCCCCGGCTGGACGAGCTATCGTGTGCACTTCACGACTTCGCTCGGCCCGGATACGACCATCCGTATGCGCCAGATCGACGCGGCAAGCGCAATCAGCTAATCGACTTCCTTGTGGGGCTGTACTCGTACAACGCAGACAATGCATAATTGGACGAGGTAGATACAGCCCCACCTGAGTCTTAGCGAAAAGGAGATTATTTTGGCAAATCCAAATCCACAGCACAACCCAACGGACGGCCTCGGTGTTCTCGCAGTAGTTCTGGTTTCGGGAACCAACGTCGCCCAAGTGGGTAGCCAAGTCGCACAATCTGCCGGGGTAACTCCCGGTGGGCACCAGTACGCAGTCACGCTCAGTCTTTCGAGCAAGACAGTCACAGTTTTTGAAGGACAGCCGAATTCACTCGGTTCTCCCGTGGCGTGTCATAACACTGTGCAACTGACGCCGCAGGCAGTTGACGTGAAGGGTAATGACTACACGCCAGTTGCTTCCGCGACTTACAAGTCGTATAACTATCCAGCTTTTACTGGATACAACCCCGCCAATCTCAGCCCTTACTCGGCTCTGATTGCCTCGGTGTCTGGCAGCGGTCTCATCACGGCCCACAACGTCGGTCAGGCGATTATCGAGGTTTGTTATCCATTTTCGGATAACACCCTCGGCAACAACGCCTTCGGTCTTCCCGATAACGATGTATTTTCTCAGATTATCGTGACCGTCGTACCCTAGTTGTATACTTCTATCGCCTCATGAACGGTAGACGAGGGGGAACCTTGAATTCCCCCTCAATTCTTTCAAGGAGATTTATGAACAGAAATACCGAAGTAGGAAGGCTTGCCCATAATGCGTATATGCGGGCGTATCGTAAACGACCTGAAAATTTGGCGAAGGATACGGCTCGTAAACAGGCATGGATAGCAGCCAGCCCTGAAAACGCAGAGAAGCATAGGCTACATAGATTACGCACGGCTCGAAAGAAGCGTTGGGGTACTCCGGAAGCGTATGCAGCTAGATTAGCATCTCAGAACGGTCTGTGTGCTCTTTGTAGGCAACCTTTTGACAATACTGAGTTAGGTAGTCCTGTCCAAGACCACAACCATGAGACTCTGGCACTTCGAGAGTTTCTGCACCGACGTTGTAATCTTGGCATCGGAAATTTGTTAGACGACCCTAAACTTTGTCGGCTTGCCGCAGAGTATCTAGAACGTCATTCCTTGGAGGAGGAAGCATGAACAATCCTAATGAGATTGAGATAGTGCACGCTTTGCGTGATTCGATTGAGCTACTCCGCAAAGAGAATTCGAGACAGCGTAAGTTGATTGGGAGGCTCAGAAAAACAGTGAGCGACCTACGCCGGTTAAAGAACATTCAGATTCAGAACGACGAAGCGTTCAAAGAGATGTGTGAAGATATCTAGTTTGTAGTGAACGTGCATTTCGATAGGGCGTTATTGCTCGATTCGAGTGCTAACGGAGTTTGTCGTCTAGAAGGCAAACGAAGTGTTCATGGTTGCTCTGCCTGATCCGCAGAGTGTACGTGGATTCCACGCAACGTAGGCCCCTCCATGATCGTGCAGGACGCCTGAGCCTTATCGAAAGTGGAGGAGCATATGTCTTACGCTAACCGAAATGGGTTGCAGAGTATGCCCGAATATCAGGCATATTGTTCTGCGAAAACTCGTTGTACTCTCACGACAAACAGGGACTACCCCGCGTATGGTGGCCGAGGAATCCAGTTCAAATTTGAAAGTTTCGAAGACTTTCTGAAAGAACTAGGGTTTCGACCAACACCCAAGCATTCATTGGATCGTATCAACAACGACGGGAGTTACGAAGTAGGGAACGTCAGATGGGCAACTGCGAAAGAGCAGTTGTACAATCGACGACCGTATGTTCTATCCAGCTTTTCGAACGATGCGTTGTTGGCGGAAGTTAAACGGAGGGGTTTAACGATATGATGCACATAAGTAATGAGGAGTATCTCGAAAGATGGGAAGCCGCTGCCCCGAAAGCCGTAGATAGCGGGTTAACCCCCGACCAAATCAAGCAGGTTCAGGGCACCCGTAACAACGATGTCGCACCGTGGGAGAGTTACATGGTGGAGGAGCAGTTGACGCCTGAGCAGGAAGCCGCAGTCGCTGCGTACGCTGAAAACGTACATGATGACAGCAGCAATCAGACGAAAGAAGAACTCTGCCGCTGGCGAGAGGGCAACGAGGAAGTTGCAAAAGAGTATCGGTGGTGCACTGAAGAGGAATATAAGGACATCCAGCAACGTTTTGGCCGCATCATGAGCCATGACCAGCTTATCACTAAACTACGCGACGAATGCAAGCTGAAAGTTTATTACCGTGAGCATCCGCACGCAGACAAGTTGACACTGCTTTACAGCGACGAGTACGGCAATAAGAAGCCCGAAATTGCGTGCTGGGTGCAGCGTGGATGGATGCCTGAATATACGGTTATGGGTTTTGATGACCATGGCGTACCGCTCGCGGAGAAATATCGCGGCTGGCGGACTGTACTTCTACAGTTGATTATCAAAGAGATTATCACGATTGAAAAAGCCCACAAAGTTTTCGGCGAGGCTAACCTACCCTGTGCAGAACGGTACAATACCATTCTACACTCGTTTAGGAATCGGGCGTAACATGCCTTACAAAGATAAGGAATTTCAGAAAGAGTACGACCGACAACGCCATCATGTAAGTACTGACCCCACGATGCGGAAGTGGAACCGAGACCATTCTAAGATTCGCAGATTAGAAATAAAAATCAAGGTTCTTTCTCATTACGGGTTGAATCACACGTTGCATTGCTGTTGGCCGGGATGTGACGTTGTTGATATCGATATCCTATGTTTAGACCATGTGAAGGATAACGGGTCTGAGCAACGGAAAACTTTGCCGGGTAGTACGTTGTACGAGTACCTCGTTAGATACGATTTTCCCGAGGGGTATCAAACGTTGTGTGCAAATCACAACTTGAAGAAAGAAATACTTAGGAGGAGACTAGTATGAGTGAGCAGGAAAAGCAAGAAACAGCAAAGGTTTACTCAAATGCTGCGGAGGAAATCGCAGCCATCGAACTGAGCATCAAGCGGGCGCAGTTGGCCGACTTGGAGCTACAGAAACAAGAACGCGAGTTGAGCATCCAAGAAAAACGCGGCACGATTGGTGACCGCCTCAACAAGCAGAAGCAAAAAGAGCAAGATAGGGCGATGCAAGGTCGCGTGTTTGCTGCCCAGAAACGTGAAGACGATGCGAAGCAGAACGCATGCACCCACAAGAAGGGTGGCACCGTTTCGCAACGCAATCTGCAAGTGCTCAGCACTGGTGGAAACAGCCCGCAGTATGCCGTTATCAAGCATCAGATGATTACTGGCGACTTCTGGGTTCGCTGTCTCCGTTGCGGCAAGACGTGGCTCCCACCCGTTGAAGAGAACTTCTATTTCAACGCGAAGGGCAAGCAAGTGGCTCCTGTTGATGGTGTGTTCTCGAAAGAGAAGTTTGAGAAGGCTGAGGCAGATTATCGCACAGCAGTCCAGTTCGAGACGAACAATACCCCGTCAGGCTCCGTCATCTGCAAGTTTAGCAAATGGGATGATAAGGCCGAAGCGTGGGTGGATGCGACGAAGGACTATCGTCGGTTAGTTAAGGCGACGAACCTGAGATAATATGACACCCAATCTCACGCCAGAACAAATCGCCACGTTGTCGATCTCAGAGATTGATCGCATGTCTTCGGATGTGTATCTATCAAACCTGAGAGCCAATCCGACTGCATTCGCAGCGAGAGTCGATGAACTTTCGGCCATCGCCGCCCAGAAATATCCACGCCCGCAGAAGGCGTAAATCGAATTGCCGCTGAGTGCGGCCCATGCCGAAAGGAACACTCATCACCGCAGAGCACGGTTTGTGGCCCGATCCCATCGCGTTGGGGTCGGGCAATGCTCGTCTTTTTGTGTTTAAGGAGCCTTATGGGACATCAGCCTTCTGCGGAAGCCAAGCAACGTTGGTTAAGAGCTAACAAGCACGCTCGTACTGAAACGAATAAAAACTGGAAACTACGGGCGGTGTACGGAACAACGCCAGAAGAGTATCAAAACCTCCTAAAACAGCAGAACTATAAATGTGTTATTTGCAATATCGAGTTTGTGATGGAGCCTCGTAATAACGCTCGATATCCTCATCTTGACCACGAGCATTCCTCGGGATGGATTCGGGGCATATTATGTAGTAACTGTAATCATGCGATTGGTCTATTAGGCGAAGATATTGAACGCATGGAAAAAGCGGTTGAGTATATTATCAGTAACTCAGCCCCGCCAGAGTTTAACCTGATAAACGCCAAAGAATCATGTAGGATTACAAGGAAGGTTCGTCATGGGAAATTCTAGTGTGACCGTTCAAGATGTCGTTGATGATGCACGCAGCAATGGTGAACTCGCACCTGCCCTCGCCACTGGCGGATTCTCCGACGCTCCCGCATTATCCATCGCAAACGATGTCATGCAAGCACTGCTCTGCGGCGGGCCACAAGGCCAGCCCTTCAACTGGAAATGGAATCGAGCGGTTGAAACGCCGTTCTATATCAACAGTTGGCAACAAGATTATTTCATCCCGAATCAAGTGGCTGTGGGATGGCTGGAAAGTTGCACGGCTGTAAACTATAGCTGTACACAATTCCCAAAGCCCGTTTATCCTGTCATTGTCAAGCGTGACCTTCTGATTACGTTCAATCTCAGTACCAACAATGATGCACGCATTTGCTGGATGCAGAACGACACGATGCAAGCAGGCACTTGGGGCGCGACGACGCAGAAAACCCCGACAGGACAATCACAACCCGGCCCCGGCGTCGTATATACCGATCCCAGCACCGCAACCGCGCAACCCATCAATCCGACTACGTGCATCAAGGATTCTTTCGGGAATCTCTGGGTGTTGACGCAATACGGAACATGCGGGCCTACCAATCCATTTCTCACGAATCTAAACCCGACTTATCCGACCGTGCAAGACCAGACTATCGTATCTACTGTCGTGACAGATGGCACGGTCCAATGGACGGCAGTCAACCCAAAGGGACAAGGATATCGAATCAACCCTCTGCCTTGTCAGACTGGCCCTGTGTGGCTCATTCAGCCCGTCGGCCAGATGAAAGTTCCGTTTCTGAAATCACTGAGCACTACGCTCGACCCGATTCCCGATGACTTCTATGTATTCTTCAAGCAAGGATTTTTCGCGCAATGCTATCGCCGCTCACCGATCAGAGAAGTGCGGGCCAAGTTCGAGATGGAATACAATCTCTGGCAGAGGGCATTGACTAACGCAAGGATGTTTGGTTCGAACCAAGAAGATGATTGGGGTTTCGTGCCCCAGAGCAACGTCCTTGATTCTGGATATTCATACAATCCTATCTCGCCCGCTTCTCCGTATGGCCCTTGGTCTTACTAGTTTAAAATCAACAACTTACGACTACTTTACAAGGTGGTTCGCACGTGCTATACTGTAAATATGGAGAATTTCTACACATATTTGTGGTTGCGACCAGACGGTACACCCTACTACGTCGGCAAGGGCATCAACCATCGTGGTTTCACAAGCGAGATGCATCGCTTCCCGTGCCCACGGGATAACTCCCGTATTATAATTCAGGAGCATCCTTCAGAGAGTGAAGCCTACCTCGCTGAAGTATTTCTGATTGCGTATTATGGTCGGAAAGACCTTGGAACGGGATGCTTGCGGAATCTAACGGATGGCGGCGACTGCCCGCCGTCTCGAAAAGGCGCAAAGCACACTGCTGAATCCAACCAGAAGAATCGAGAAGCCCATCTTGGTAAAGCGGGCTATTGGAAAAATAAGAAGTTGTCGGACGAGCACACCGCAAGGATGTCAGCATCCCTGAAAGGGCGCACCAGCCCACGGAAAGGTGTTACACTCACCGCTGAAACGCGCAGTAGGATTAGCCTCTCCAAGAAAGGCTGTCCCAGCCCAATGAAGGGCAAACGTCACACGGATGAAGCAAACGACAAGAATCGGAAGAAACATCTAGGACTTCCCGCTTGGAATAAAAATCTGCCGTGCTCTGACGCCACCAAGCAAAAAATTTCTATTGCGAATAAGACTTTGCGCGAAACTCCCGAGTGGAGAAAGCGTATGAGCGAGCAGGGAAAACTTGGTGCCAAAGCTAGATGGGAAAAGAGACAATATGGCGTTGAGTTCAGTGACGGTGTATGACACGATGGAATTCTGCAAGAAACTATCCTTTAATAGAAATTCTGCCATTGGAAATAATTTAGAGCCAGCCCTCACAGCCGCCAACATCGTCATGGAAACAATACTCGGGCCTCCTTTTTGCTGGTGGTGGAATACGCAGGAATTGGCCTTCACCACTTCGCTGGTTGCAAACAGCGCACCGATTACCAACATCGCCATCTCGGGTGGGGTAGTCACGGTCACTGCGAACAACACTTTCGGTGTGGGCAATCTGATAATCCCATCAGCATTAGCTAATGCTACGTTTTTGAATGGCGTTCTGCTTGTCATCGAAACAGTATCCGCTACACAGTTTACCGCTCAGGTGAATTTTCAGAACTATGCGTCACATGCGGACACGGGTACGGCCACCAACGCGACGACGCAAGATTACACGATTGCGGCCCCGGCGTTCTCGCACATAGAGCACGCATCGGTGTTAGATATCACTAAGACTCCGAACAACTGGATTGAACTGGAAGTCAAGGATAATCTCGCACTCGATTCACGGAGTGCCCGACCAACGTTCGTAGGACCGCACGTGGAAGACGGCAACGGTAACGTGACTTTCAGGGTCATGCCTTCACCTAACGCCGCATATCCTGTCTCCGTACACGTACAACTTGCAGCCCCAGAGATCACTAGCGTCAACCAGACATGGGGACCAATGCCAGACTTCATGCAGTACATATACAGTTGGGGATTCCTTTCGCTCATTTGGGCCTTCGCAGATGATGCTCGATTCCAGATTGCCAACGCGAAATTCACAGCGGGCCTGCTCGCTCGTGCCGAAGGATTGACCGAAGAGGACCGCAACATCTTCATGAACAACTGGAACGCGACTACCGGAATGGGTCCGGCCAAAGGCCAGCAGGGAATGCAGGCTAGACAGAGCTAGGAGTAGTATGGCGACTTTAATCCAGCAGTGTTCAGGTGGTGCAGGTTCAGGTACGCTCGGGGGTTCAGGTAACATCACGAGCGGTGCTGCGGGGTTTGCAAATGCCACAGTAAACGGCAATCTGCTCATTTTGGTTGCTTATGGTACAAGTTATTCCTATGCGGGGAATCCGACGATACACACCCCAGTGAATTCTGGCGGTTACTCAACGGCATGGACGAAAGCCAATCAAGCATCTTTTGGAAATGCTGTAGATGGTGGTGCGGGCACCGTCGCAATCTATTACATCAATAATGCCCCATCCATGAGTCCCTCGCAGACGATCACTTTGGAACTCAGTACCGTAGCGGCTACGACTCTCAATGTTGAATTTGATCTTTACGAGTTTTCAAATGCGAGCACCATAAAATTTGATTTTGTCAACTCTGGTCAGACTGTTGGCACTCCGCATGTTTCTTTTGTTGGAAGTACGAGTACCGAAGACCTAATAATCACGGCTTTAATCGCACCGGATACTGGAAGCAATATCTCTGCCGGAACTGGATATACGTTAGGAATTAACGCAAGTACGCTCTACGGAGTCGGCCAGATGCAATATGCTCTGGCGGTTCCCTCTGGGGCAACTTCGTCCTCTTTTTCGGGAACTGAGCCTACTTATTGGGGGGCAGTATCCGCTGGATTCCTGACAACTCTACCTACACCTACCGTGTCTTCTGTGTCACCAAGTAGCGGAACCCAGAATGGTGGAACTCTGGTGACCCTCACGGGTACTAATTTTGTGTCGGGAGCCGTGGTGACTTTCGGAGGAGTCGCAGCGACCTCGATTGCAGTAGTATCTTCAACTACAATCACCTGTGTGACACCTGCAAATATAGTGGGCGCATGTACGGTTTCTGTTACGACTTCTGGTGGTACAGGTTCGTTCGCATCGTATACATACACCCCATATTTTACCATTCTTATCACTGGCGGGAATTTTCAGGACGCTGCTGGCAATCCGATGGCGGGCGGATATGTGACGTTTCGTCTAAACACGGATGCAACTGCGGTCGATTGCCAGATATCCGCAGGGCGTCTAATCACTTTTCCATTGGACTCTAATGGGAACTTGTCAGGGTATATCTGGCCGAATGACCAATTGACCCCTGCCACGGTTTACATCGTTCGAGCATATAACGCCGCAGGAGAACTCGTCTGGAATAATCAGATGAGTATACCTAGCGGTATGGGTTCGTTCGACATTGGGTCTTGGGTGCCCAGCAATTTATAGGAGCAATCATGGCATCACAAGTCAGACTCGTAGGTGGGAACTTCCAAGATTTAGAAGGCGGTCCTTTAGCCCTCGGCTATTTCACGATGCGGTTGAACCAAGACGAGTCGGTCAACGATTCGCAGGTTTGCTCGGGCATCATCACCAAGGTTTATTTGGATAGCACCGGCAATTGTGAGTACGGCCAGTATGTTTGGGGCAATGATGTCATGTCCCCGATCAATAGCTATTACACAGTCACCGTCTATTCCGCAGAAGGCCAGATCGTTTGGGGTCCGAACAACCAGCAAGTCACGGGCAGCGGAACCTTTGACGTAGGCACATGGACACCGAATAGCGTCATCAGTTGGTCTCCCGCATTGCAACAACCCCTGTTGCTTGAAATCAATGGAACAACGGCCAGTTCGCAGACAGTTCAGAATCTGGTAAATTCAGCCAGCGTCACCGTGACCGATGAAGGTAGCGGCGAGATTTCGTTTGTTGCTTCTGGCGGCGGAAGTTCTTCTGGTTCGAACGTGTCCACCCTTCCTTGGAATTTCTGGGAACGTGGTGGAAGTAGCACTCTCGCGGAAGCGGGGACATATTGCCAAGTCATGTTCGCGGATTCTATCGTAGCTTCTCCGTCTAGCTGGAAAGTTCAGATAGACGTGACCTCAGCATTCACCTATCACATCACAGAGATGTTCATACTGCGGACACTCAAAGGTTCTTTAGCGACGGTTGACATAACTCCAATCACTTTTGGTGGGAGTGCGATACCCTTGTTCAGCACGACGGGAATTAAGACGAGTGATGCCATTTCTCTTGCCATTGACGCGGCTCATGATTACTATTTTGTGTTTCAAGGAACTGCAGGGGGCACGGGTACTATCGCATCCAACGATTCAGGTGGGGCGTACATGTATACCAGCTACGCGGGGAACCCGAACACGGGGGGTCTCTCTACTCTCTGGGCAACGTCTGTAGGCAATGGCGGCGGTTTTGGCGCGGCATTCCCGTTGGGTTTCGGGCCGTATTTTCTCACAGGATGGAACGCAGCATAAAGGAATTGAATCATGTCAAATTCTTTGCAGATAAATGGGGCACAATCCGAAAAACGAGTGAAGGCTACTCCTCTATATGTGGGTCGAAATACGACTGGCCTCTGGACAAATCGTTCCCCGTTGCGTGATGCTAACACTTCGCGTATCTCTGAAAAATACTACGGTCCTTCTGGGGATGCGATGATCGCGGGTTCAAACGTTGAAGTCACTAACCGTTTGACCCTGACCCGGCGTCCGGGTAATCCACAGTACGATGGAACTAATACATACACCGACATTCTCGCGTTCGATGAGTTTCGATACAGCAAATCCTTAAGCGATATCTGGGGAACAGCGACGGAACAGATTGATACGATGGTGGATACAGCGACCGCGTTGTATGCTAACAACAATGGTACAAGTACAGAAGTGTTGGCGAAATCCACAGGTGCGGGTCAGTCTTTCATGCAAGAAGTCGGAACGCAATTATATTTTGGCGACGGCATCGACCAGAAGAAATGGAATCAGTCCCTTTTCGTTCGCAATATAGCCAACGATAGTAGTGGATTAAACGTTGACGCATATCCGTTCATGAATACAGACCTGATTGACCCGAACGGGAACATCCAGCAAATGATCGGATGTCTCATCGCAACGATCAGTACGGTCAAGATTGCAGATAACGTTCTGACGGTTACCCTAGACGCCCAGCTAGGCGATAACACGCAGTTCCCCGGCATGTTCGACATCCCCGGCGATGTCAGCCCTATTATCGACACGGGAACTCAGTTCGTTCTATGGGGTTTCCAAGGCACCGCAGCGGCATTCCTAAACGGAGCGACCATCACTCTCAGTGCTCCGACGACTGCTGGTGGAGTTACCCTTATCGCAGATTTTACTGCACCAACTCTTGCTCCGACCAGCGTCGAAGGCAAGGGATATCTCCAGATAGCGAGCGGCTTGATATGTGGCACCCCGAACGCACTCACAGGTGCGGGTACGATTACCGCGATCATGCCTAGCACTCTGGTCGGACTCACGACGGGTACGGCTGTACCCACTTGGGGTACGACAGTTCCAGCGGCGTCAAATAGCTTCTGCGGCAGTCTCACGATTGACGGAGATATTATCTGGTACAATCGCGGCATTCCGACCCAGAATTGGGGGATCGTAGCCCCGACAATTGCCCCGAAGTATGTGGCGAATAGCTCCATCGCGGGATATGTCGAGGACACATATTTTTCTCCAGCCAGTATCGTACAAGATGGTGCTGGATATCTGTGGCAAATCAGTACGCCCGGAGAGTTGAGCACTTCTGCTACTCCCCCGTTCACCGCGTCACCTTCAACAGCGACTCGTGTGGCGGTTGAAGAGATTGCAATCGTTTCGGCCACAAGTAAAATCACGGTTACTATCGAAGCACAAGGTAGCCCATTCACGGCGGGCGATGTTGTTTCTTTGCAGGGGATGAATCCATCTTCCTTCTTAGACGGCGTTCAATTGACAGTTCTGGCATCCCCGGCACCAACGGATACCACATTTGTCGCAACTTTCGCTTATCCAACAGATTTGATACAAGTACAAACCGCAGGCACTCTCTTACACGGTGGAACCATCGTGGCGGATGGTGCGGCGTATTGGACTTGCATCCAAACCTCGACTCTCACAAACGCATGGGTAGCTGACCAGCATTATGTAAGCGGAACGTATATTGTTGCACCGAATGGTGCAGGCGGTGAGCCCGCGTACTGGTTACTTCGAACGAATCAAGCGAGTGGCACCGGCCAGCCAACGGTCAACGTCAGTAACGCAAACCCTCCGGTCATGTATGGGTATCCTCGAACTCTACCTCAAACACCTAACACGGAGAACTTTGCATTGACGAGTGTTTCCCCGTCGGGGGCAATAGACACGATAACATACGCAGCCTCGCCTACGCCCAATTCTAATCAGATGTCGGGGTCTTTGCTGTTCAATTATTACCATCTCGACAATGCATATCTGTACAACACCCCGGTCACGGGTAACGTTTTCCAAGGCACCGCATTTGAAGTTAGTGAATATACGGACAGTTGGCAGTATTGTGCGTGGTTTCCCCTTACAATTCCATCGGCGGGCCAATACACGTTTAGCATGGCTCACAATAGTGGTGGTTTCTATGCCTTTGAACCTACCAACGCAGCGGGCGGAACGGCGACTAAGAACTCTGGAGCCTTCGTCACTGCTTTCGGGCAAAATGCTACAGCTCTCAAAGCATACCCAACTCCGTGCGGAACGAACAATCTTGTAGGATATCCTTCAACGATCACGACGGACGTATCTACATGGACGTTCTCGGCTCCGGGTGTGTATTTTGTGGAGATTGATTGGCTCGCGGCTTCCGCAGGCACCAATACCATGAACTTTACGTGCAACGCCGTGAATATCGGAGTTGAACCTACGGTTAGTGGTACGACGCCATTAGGGTCGCCGGGTGTTTATCAAGCCCCTATCTGGGTGCCGTTTGCCACTTCACCAACGGCAGCGACGTGGAATCCTGCGGAGTCTGAGATTTATTTTGCCCAGACTGCAACAGATTCAGGTGGCCAGTACACATGGAATAATATCGGACCTGTAAGCACTTTCACCAGACAACCCGGCATCTATTATACGTTGCCCGGACAAGCCATCGTTGATACGTTCAGCGATGAGCAAGGTGCTTATGCGACGGGGGTAAGCGGGACGACAACTCCCCCATGGTCTACAACCCCTAACGCGATTACGCTCGATCCGAACGTTCCTTTGTCATGGATCAATGAAGGGCCAGTGCCGACGACTGCGACTGCCGCAGGGAAAATTACTGCGACCAGCAAGACGGGTTGGACTTGGGCGTTAGCTCTTGTCAACACGTTAGACAACACTGTATCTAACATCGGCCCGGTAAGTATCTCCTCCGGTCCACTTACGAACGCAGCACCAACTTTTGCTCCCGGCTCGGGACTCATCGCATCCGCAATTGACCCACAGGCTGATTACGTTGCGATCTACCGAACCACAGATGGTTTTACGACCGAACTGCTCATTCCGGGTTTCGGGAATACGATCTATACTGTTCCTCTTTCACAGTACATGTTGAACGGGTACATAGATACGACTCCTGATATCGGGTTAGATACCCAAGCAGAAGCAGCCCAAGCCTTCGAGAACACTCCACCGCTACCCGGTGCGATCAATCTCACGTATTATCTCAACCGCCTTTGGTACAGCATCGGAAACACGGTGTTCTGGACAAGTGGTCCGGATGATCCAATGGGGAATGGGCTGAATGGTTTTGGTCCTAACAATTACGATAAGATGCCCGCACTCGTGAAGAGACTCGTGCCTACCGCGATTGGCATGCTGGTTTTCACGGTATCGGACACCCATGTAATCCCCATCAACTCGTCTGACCAGATTCAAGCTAGTCAGCCGTTTATGCCCGGAGTTGGGTTGAGCAGCTATAATGCCTTGGACACACATGGGCCTACCATCGGTTTCTTTACGACGGACAGCCAATTCCTTGTGTTAAGTCCCGGTGTCAGTGCTTCTCACGAAAGCGTTCCAATCGCAGATCAACTCGCAATGAGAACGGGTACACCCGGCCAAGACTGGTATCCACAAAATGTCTACGTCGCCCACTATGTGAGCGGACAGGACATGGGGTGGTTCCTAGCAGATGGCACAAACGGTTGGTATCGTCTCATCACTACACCTACACCGGAGACTCCCGGCCCCTTATGGAGTCCGTTTGCGACACTAGCAAATACTGGCAGATGCGGAGCGATCAAATCTGTTGAAACGTCACCCGGTGTTCATCACCTGTTAGTCGGACCACGTGGCTCGGATGTTCATATTCTGAACCGCGATGTTCTGTCTAGCACTGATGGTGGGGCTGCTGGCGAATACACGGAAGGCACGCCCTATCCCGCATACGCGGTCTATGGCTCCTATGTGCTCGCACAGCCCGGACAGGTTGCCAACATCCTATTTGTGACTCTTAAATCTGTTAAGACGGGTTCTCCTGCGGTTCTAGGATTACTCATTGATGACGGACTCCCCTATTACAAGGGTTCATTTGAGATTCTCAAGAATTGGGTGAACGACCCGCCTGAGTTGAAGGTATCGAGAACATGGTACTCGCAGCGATTCTACTTGTCGGATATGCCGACAGAATCGGCAGCATGTACGGATATTCAGGTACTCGTTCAATGGCCAGCAGAAGCCGCCATCAATGAGTTGCAGACGTTTACCATTTTTGGATTTTATGTCCAAGAAGGATAGTCCTCGGACTAGTTACCCGAGAGTAGGGGTAGGTTGCCTATAACAACCTACCCCGTTCTAACCCATCAAGAGGGTATCAATGCCGAGTCTTCGTGATGCAATCCAATCCGCAAAGAACATGTCTAACTATGTACCCGTACCAGGGGCACCCATGGCTGTATCAGTACAGCCCCCAACCCCTTCACCTAATGCGAACATGAGGTTTATCCTCCCATCGTTCAACCAAGACCCAGACTCGATTCGACTGGCAGAAAGTAATACGCCCAAGATTCGAATTTGGCCTCGACCACAGCAGACAGCAGGAGCAGCTACCGCAACGACTGCTGCGTCAACGTCGTCTTCATCCTCTTCATCTTCATCGACCGCCGCTCTTGCGTCAGCGACAGCTACAGTCACAACGGCTACTCTTTTAACATCTTTTTCTGGGTCTGTCGTCATGGCTGAATCTTTTCAACTTCTCTCGATCAGTGTAAACCGTGCGTGCGAGGTCCGGCTTTATGGTACTCCAACCGCACAATCAATAGATGCGTATCGAGCAACAGATGCTCCAGTTCCCCCTGAGACTACGGCAGGCATAATTGCTTGTGTGACATTTGACACGGCCCCATATACGTGGGGTTTTCAGAATGTGTGTGGGGCAAATCAACTGAACCCGCAATCGAATCTGCTATATGTTTCAGTTATAAATACGAACCCACTGATACAGACGCCAGTCACAGTGACTATACAATTTGTGCCTATGGAGAGCTAGCATGTCTAATCGCATGACTTATCCAGCAAGTCTCTTCCCATTGAGGGGTGACATATCCGCAGAGGCGGGCCAAGTCGCGGTTGAAGTCATCGGCATCCAAACATACCCGATTGACAATCAACCCGCGCAGGGCGACGTTCCTGCATTCGACTCAGCGACTAACACGATCCATTGGACCCAAGGTCCGGGGTCGGCAATCACTGTCGATGGTGTTGGCGTGAGTGCCGACTACCTAATACTGTGTGGCACGGCAATTACGACCAACTACGGGACCGATGACTTCCTCGGTATCCGTATGGACGGGGAACTGATAGGAAACTAATGTCAACCAATTTCAGCAGCAGCACACCAGCACCCCCAGCGAACACTGTCAATGGCACTTGGCAAACGGACGGTTCCGGCAACATGTCTGTCAACGTCCCCGCACCGTTGATCACCGAAGCAGAATCAGAGATCATCAGTCTGGTTCCGGGTGATATTCTCGTGTGGAACGGGTACTATTGGGTGAACGCCGGACTCCCAGCGGTCCTCAGTCTCAATCTTCCAGTTTATGCGAACAACGCAGCCGCAATCTCAGGCGGGCTAGTCGCAGGCAACCTTTATCGAACAGGGGCAAACCCTGATCCAGTTTGCGTAGTCCACTAGGAGGGATATGACCAGCAGGCCATTAGCGGTCGCTGACCTCCCCATGCTAGAGCGTGCGTTGGCTCAGGACCAATTCGAACATTTAGAAGTGAAGAATTTCACGATGGACTCGGCATACTCAGTTGTTTATGAGGATGAACAGGGTCCAATCGGTATCCTGCGGTACACGAGAGAGTCTAGTCGCTTGCGGCTCATAACTGTCTGGTGTGATAACCTCGACAGGAAGAGAAATGCCGCATCAGTAGTCCAAGCCATTTCCGATACCGTCTGCAAAGCAAAAGCAAACGGGTATGCCACAATAGTTTTTAGCACGCAATCACCATCGCTCGCCAGATTTTGCATGGACAAACTTGGCTTCGAGAAAGAGAAGGATGACTATGTTCTCCACGTTTAATACATTGATGAACCTTATGACTGACGAACAACTGTGGGAATTCATAATCGCTCATCCTGTCTCGGGCGGGTGTGGCACCCACGGGGCAGAAAATGCCGCCGCCGCCGATCAGAAGGCATTTACTTCCCAGATGATGTCGCAGGCTACGCAGGTTTTTGGTGCCGACAACATCGTGTTCAACTCGATGAAATCTGCGTATAGCAATTTGCTCGCAGCCGGACCAAGCCAGCAAGGATTTAGCGCGGCCCAGCAAAGTGCGATGGACGCTTCCGCGATTACGAGCGGAGCGAATCAAGCACGATTCGTAGCGGGTATGGTCAAAGGTGCTGGAGCAGGGGCGGGCGGTGGATTCGCCACGCCCGGTTCATCCGGCGCTGCGGGTGCCTCACTCGCAGGAGCAGAAGCAAAGATTGCGGGGAGCACCGCGAGCGAACTTAACCAGATTCAGCAAGCAAATTGGAAACAAGGAAACGAGAATTGGAAAGTCGCTGGTCAAGGACTCGGGGAGTCTACTAAATCATTCAGCAACGTTGCTGGATTAGAAGAACAAGCAGAAGGTGGACTCAAAGCGAACATGGCAAATGCTCAAGCAGCGGACGCCGCAAGCAACTGGTGGGTTAAGCCTGTTGAGGGCGCAGTTATGGGTGGAATTGATGCATTCACTGGCGGTATGGGTGGTGGACTCGCTAAAATGGCGATGAACAAACTTGGCGGTAGTTCCGGTGGCGAGGACGAGGACGAGGGATAGGAGATATATGGCAGAAGATCAAGCACCACTTCAATCAGCACAGAACGGTCCTCCCACAACTCCTGATGTCACGGGAACTGACGCAGCTAATGCGGCGATGGGGAATCCTATTCCTCCGACCAGTCCTGCATCCATGGGAGTGGCTTCTGTTCCCGTGCCTAACCAGCCGACGGCTCCCGCACCTGTTACGAGTGCGGCATTGGCAGCAGGACAAACACCGCCGACACCTCGTCCACCGCAACCACAAGCACCGCAGAATCCACAGGACTTACATCAGTCCATATTCAAGAATGTTCTGGGCATGCTCACGAAAGGTAGCGGACGACCACAAATGGGTCCGAATGGACAACCAGCTACGGATGCGAATGGCAATGTCATTATGCAACGCGGCAACGTCAAAACGCTCGGAGCGTCTATTCTCGCAGGAGCATTGTCGGGGATGGTCGCGGGTTTTGGGGCACCCGACAAACGAACGGAACTCGGCGGCGGACGCAGCATTGCAGATTACAGTGGTGCCGCAGCCGCAGGAGCAGCAGCCGGATCACAATTTGGTGGTCAGGCCCGTAAAGCCGCCGCCCAAGGACAAGTGGACGCGGCCCAAGCACGCCAGTTTGCTACGACTGAACATAACCTGAAAATGCACGCAGCGATGCTGGGCAATTTGAAACTCCAAGGTGAAGTACTCAATGAGGGAGTCCAACAGGATGCACCTCTTATTGAAGCGATGAAGCTGAATCCCACGATCACGGACGAGAAGGGTAATGTCCTGTCTGCGATCAAAGGCGAGCACGTTTCTGAGAAGGCGCTACAGAAGATGATGGCTGATGGATCAGCTCATACTACGCGTGATTCCGTGTTGCGTGACGGTGTGCAGAATGTGTACGATGAGAAAGGTAAGCAGGTATTCAATCCAGATGGCACTCCGCGTCAAGAGTACACGTACACGGTGTATGACCATAACGCACAAGTCGCATTGACTGACGAACTCAAGAAGGGTAATCATGCCCTGCAATATGTCGCACCGGGCACGAGTCTTCCCATGGCGGTATTAGGGAAGTACAACCGCGAGAAGACGGACGTCCAAAATGCACAGGGATTCATAAATCAGTGGGCCAAGCAAGTCGCAGATTTTAATGGCGATGAGAAAATCAAACCCATTGATCTAAAAGCCGCCATAGCGAAAGACCCTTATCTCCAAAAACTCGTCCCATCCTTGGGTCGATATTCGAGTATGGACCCCGCCGAAGCAATCCAGCAAATGAACAAGGATGGGGTAGACCCTGCCCTCGTTGGTAAATTCAATCTCCTACTCGGCGGTGTTAACACTAATGATTGGAATCGTGTTAAGGCTGATAAGATTCTGGAAGATAAGACTGAGATAGCCGAGAAGAAGGCTAAGGAATTGGCCGATCAAAAGCGCCAAACACCTGAAGGCCAGCAGGATTTAGAGCACAAGATTCTAGAGAATGCAGCACTTCGTCAAGCAGCGGCCCAAGCACAAGCACAAACTGTGGGCATCGAGATTCCAAAGAATTTCGTTGCTGATCCGAATGCTGTGACTCTGGATACGAATGCACTGAGCAAGCAATTGGCCGACAAGGGTGTGAAGATTCCACCGAATTTTACTGCCCTATATGCCATCGCTCATAACCAAGCAGACCTTGCAACCCTGCCCAATAACCCGCGACCGAAATCAGGTGTCATGCCCCGCGATCAGGGATTGACATTTATTCGGACGTTCATCAACCCTCAGTATCAGGAAGGCGATTTCAAGGCAAACGCAAACCTGCAACGAGAGTTGGAGAGCACGCGTCAGGGCACCGCAGGCGGCTCTTTACTCGCCGCTGGCACCGCATCGAATCACTTGGCGTTGCTCAACGAACAAGCCGACAAACTGGCGAACATGGACGAACCCGCAATCAATACCGTCGCAAATGCGTTGGGTATTGCTGTTGGTAAATCCCCTGCTGTTACTTTCCGTGCAATCGCGCAGCAAGTCAACAGTGAAGTCGCAAAAGTAGTCGCAGGCGGACAACCGCATGAAGCGGAGTTGAAACAGTTCGAAGAGAGCCTCAACAACGCGCAGTCACCCGAACAGATCAAGAACGTCATCAAGTCTTACATCGGTTTGATGAACGGACGCATCGGGGAGATTGACGACCGCAGTATGCAGTATATGGGACGTCACGTCAAGGGCATCTCGCCTACCACGGTAGATGTCTTCAACAAAAACGGATTCACTGTCCCCGGTCAACCGAAAGGTGCGACGGGAACATTCCAATCCAAGGGTAAGACATACTGGACCGACGGTAAGACAAACCTAGGCGAGATGCTCCAGTAGTGAAACCCTCTTGCGTAGCCGAAGAAAGTGTGTTATCATAATAATAATATGAAGATTTTCTACACTTATCTTTGGTTACGCGAAGGTGGAACGCCTTATTATGTCGGCAAAGGATGCGGTCGATGTTCTGGTAAGCCACTATCTTTAGAACATCGTAGAAAGATATCCGAAAGTGGCCGAGGTCTGAAACGTTCAGAAGCGACTCGGCAAAGAATGCGTGAAGTTTTTAAAGGGCGAGTTGTCTCCCCTGAAACTCGTAAGAAAATAGCTCTTTCTCTTAGGAAGTATTTTAAAGAAGGCCGTGAATCATGAGTGACAATCAATCCCTCCCTCCTGTAGATATGCAAACATTTCGTCCGCTCGGTTCTACATCTACACCAGCAAATCCCGCCCCGGTACAAGGGTTGCCGCCTGTCGATATGCAAACTTTTCATCCTTTAGGCCAAACATCGGAACAATCGCAAGTAGCGGCTACCGTCGCTCAAACACCCCAAACAGGCCCCGCAGGTACTTCTGACATCAAAGAAGGTGAAGCGGAGATTCCGGGCGCAACAGGATTTGAGAACACGTCTGCCTCTACCTCCAGTGGTAGAGGCTTGCCGACAGCCCCGAAAGAGGCTGTGAACGTGGGCTTAAAGCGTGAGGCATCTGTTGGTGCAACTATCGCTACTCTTCCTTTCGCCCCGATCCTTACCGCAGGTATTGCGGCGGCGGGTGGTGGGGCGCTAGCACAAGCTGTTGGAGCAGGCGGCGGAATGGGATTCTTGAACTCCGTCGCAGAGGACATTGCTAGAGGCGAGAATCCGACAGAGTATCATCACCTGAACAAGACCGCTCAACAGACAGTTCTTGGCATGGTGTTAGGTGGTCTATTTCATGGAGCAGGGGCGGCGTACAACGCGGTCACAACGCCCGCCGAAGGTGAGGCCCCGAATCTCGTACAGAAAATTATTAGTGGTTCAAAAGTCGCGCAGGCTCCCGCGAAGTCAGCGATGGCTTCTCGTGCAGCCGCAGCGAACACCGGCGCGGGTGCAGCAGCCGAAACAGAAGCGACGACTAACGCAGCGAAGATTGCCAAGGCAGAAGCAGCCACGCCTAACCGCATGCCTGTCGGCCACGAAGCAACGCCACATATTCCTGACGAGTACAAAGACGCAGTTGCAGCAGCCATGAAGGAAGGGCCAGCATGGACTCCTGAAAAGGCCAAGCCTGTAATGGAAGCGTTAGGCGATAACTTCGAACTGAAAGGTTCTGTCAGCGAAGGTAAGTCAACCGCTAATGACTTAGACGTTTGGCAGAAGAGTGGGAAACTTTCCGATGCGCATCCAACCCTAGAGCGTATGGGATTCAAGTTCAATGCGGACACACCGCACGGAGAGACATGGACTAAGGGCGACCAGCATCTTGATTTGTGGGATAAGGAACATCCACCGATTAAAAATTATGGCAGACAGCCAGAACTTTCGGCCAGCGAGCCAGAAGCCGAGCCCGAAGCGCACGAAGGCGCACCCGCAGGGACACCAGCGGGAACACCTGAGGCACAGCCGGTAGTCAAATCCCCTCTCCAACCGAGGGAGGCATTAGGACCAGCCATTACTGATGCGGGCAAAGCCGCAGACGCCTCTTACGCCAAAATTGATGAAGTTGCAGGGACGGACTTCAAAAAAACAGCACAGGACATCCGAGACTATAACAAGAAGATATTCCAAGCGCATAATCCTACGGATGCTGCCGCGTGGACGAAGAAGCGCGACGACGCAGAACTCTTGCTGGACACAGCCAAGAACTATGCAAAGGCAGCGGGTGTCGGCCCAGAGGTTCTCGAAGAGGCTTCATCGCAATTCAAGCGTATGTCGGCTCTTCGAGACGTTGAGCGATTCGTATATAAGAACTCTTCTGTCATTGATCCGACTACGGGAGAAGTTAACGTCAAGGCAGCGGTACGCCAACTTCAGAAACTTCAGGACAATGTGAAGTACGGTGGACCACGGCTCGAACAAGCAGGTATGGGCGGGTTGCTTGAAGATATGAAGGCCGCGCAAAGACTTGGCATTGACGCTCTGAGCAAACAGCAAATGGCTAAGTTGACGGCCAAGATCGCTGTTTATACGGGGCTAGCTACAGGTGCTGCGGGCGGGGTTATCCACGCTTTGAAATAACGCAAAAATAGGGCTTGACAGAGATGCCAAGCCCTGCTATGCTGTGAATAGGCGAGGAGACCCATGCTCGATAATAAGGTTATGATGGCTTTGGTTGTATCCGGTGTACTCGCGGCTGGGTGGTTGTGGAGAAAAGTATTTCAGGAGATGAAAAAGAGTGACACTGAGTGTACGCGTATTCGATTCAATGCTTTGAAGTTGCGGGCGAGGATGATTCATGTTGAAGATCGAGGATGTTCAGAAGACAAAGCTGGTTGAAATTGGCTGGTCATTCGGGCAGTCATACGGCGGCGGGCACATCGCGGGCCAGATGATTATGCACGTAATCGCCAACCGCAAGCGTTGTGGCTGGGGCGATTGGCTGGACGTAATTGCTAAAGTTCCTCACTTCATGGCAGAGAATCAACTCCCGCCGTTAGAATTTCCTGATAGGTGGAATGGGTCGTTCGTGAAATTGCTGCATGTTGTGGACGGAGTGTTCGACGGAAGCGTACCTGACATATCCAAAGGTGCTTTGTATTGGGCCGATCTGACTCGCATCGAACGGCCTTGGTTCAAGAGCAAGATCGTTGACCCGATCAAGCAAGACGGCCCGCAGGCGGGCCAGCGTCAACATCCGGCAGTCGCAAATTTAAACAGCCTCACTTTTTTTCGATGACATACATTTTAGGCCAGAAACAACGCCCTCTCATGAGGCAATACGATTTTTGGGGAACTCTGACGCATAAGGAGTGCGGTCATTGTCGGGATGTACTGCCTGTTGATTTATTTTCGAAATCTATTGCCAGTCCTGATCTTTTGAATAATCGGTGTACGCCGTGCGCCGTCAAATGTAACCGCGAGAAAGGTAGAACGACCAAGAGAGCCAACAACTTAAAGCATATGTACGACATGACGACACAAGAATGGGAATCCCTGTTCGAGTCCCAAGGTCGATGTTGTGCCATATGTGGTGCCACAGAGCCGGGCACGAAACACGGCTGGCAGACGGACCACGATCACATTACAAACTGCGTCAGAGGCATTCTCTGTCTGGGTTGCAACTGTGCTCTGGGGAATATAAAAGACGACCCCGAGAGAGCGGAGAAGTTGGCCGCTTATCTGCGGGGGCTGAGAGGAGAGAACGTGGCAAAGGCAAAGAAAATTTCTGTAGACGTACAAGCGTTGTATGCAGTCATTGAAGCGCAGGAAAAGGCAATCAAGGCATTGCAGGAGACGATAGACAGACTTCGCTCCCCATTGCAAGAGGGCCAATTTGTATTCCCGCCGATTACGTCAATCCCACCTAGCCCCTTGGTCCCTTTCCCGTACCAGCCCTACATTGGTGATTCGATGTGGCCTTCGAATACGATTTGTGGGGGGACTGCGGGTGCGATGGGTACGGGCGCTATGTGTCAGACCAACGCGAATCTGGGCGAGGCCCACTAATGAAATCGAAAATTCTTTCGTATATCCTGTCCGTCTTTTCTGAGGCAGACGGCAGCGGTAGCGCAACTCGCGTGCTCGCGGGCGTAAGCGTCCTATCCACAATCGTTTGGGTGTCATTTATCACCTTCTCGACGCACCATCTTCCTGACCTCGGTGGAGCATCCCTGTTCCTGTCGTCGGCATTTTCAGGCTACGCAGTGAATAAGGTATCGGGCGTCTTCACGAAGACGGACACAACCACCATCACGAAAAATTAGGCTTGACAAGTAACTCAGGTAATGTTACTCTATATTTTGGCGAGGAGCATGCAGGGCGTGTTTGAAAGGAAATAATGAACGTTTCCAAGGAAACCCTACTGGCCGATCTGACGGCAGTTGCAGAGAAGAATGGGGGACAGGTCACCCGGAACTTCTATCGTGAGAACGGCGAATATACCGAAGCGGCATGGGGCAAAGAGTTTGCCACATTCCAAGATTTTGCTGATGCCGCTGGCGTCAACAAAGAGGGCATGACGAGCAAGATCGACGGCGATGACTGGAATGTTTTTATCCCAAAGACAACCGTGTGCAGTCCCGACGCGGTCATCAAGCAATTGAAGGTTGACACGCACGTATGGGAACTTTACCGTTTCCGTGCGAAGGATTTGGACGAGGGTGAATTCCAGATCAGTGCGTTCTTCCGCAAACGTAAACACATCATCGAGATTCTTGACGAGATCGCTGACCTGAAAGATTTGGCCGCGAAGGGTCTTAAACGCAAGATTCTGAAAATCGAGCGACCAGAGGGTGTCTCGGGCAATTTGCTCGAAATCAATATCTCCGACCATCACTTCGGCAAGCTGGCATGGCCTAAAGAAACCGGGCACGAGCCTTATGACGTGCAGATTGCTCAAGCGATGTTCATGCGGGCACTCAACACGCTCATCGAACGGTCGTCTGGGTACAAGTTTGACCGCATCCTGTTCGTCATTGGGAATGACCTGTTGAACAGTGACAACGCGGAGAACACCACGACCAAGGGGACAGTGGTTACGACCGATATTCGTTACCACAAGACTTATCGCACCGTTCGCTTTACGCTGTGCGAAGCGATTGAGAAGTTGAAGAAGATTGCCCCGGTGACCGTCATGGTCGTCCCTGGCAATCACGACCAACTTGCCGCTTGGCACATGGGCGATTCGTTAGAGTGCTGGTATCGCAGCGACCCGGATGTCACTGTTGAGAACGACCCGCGCTATCGAAAGTATTTTCAGTTTGGAAAGGTTGCGCTAGGTTTTACGCACGGAGACAAAGGGTCAGATTACCCGATGCTCATGGCGAGCGAAGAACCGAAGATGTGGGCAGAGACGCAGTTCCGTGAAATTCACACGGGACATCGTCACTGCGACAAGGTCACGGAAGACCATGGCGTGAAGGTACGAATTCTGCCTGCGCTATGTCCGCCGGATGACTGGCATGCTGAGAACGGCTATGTCGAGAACCAACGACAAGCGGAAGCATTCATCTGGAATAAAGACCAAGGGCTTATCGCCACGGTGTTGTATAACGACGCCGCGTTCGATACGCTTGCGACCAAACGTGAAATCGTAAAGTAGAATCTCTGGGAGGAGGAGATATGGCTTGCGAAGACGGAAATTGCAATTGTGGTAGTGGAATCAAGATGGATGGATCAGGCGGCGTGGGCGACCTCGCACGTCTGACCATCAATCGCACTGACGACATACAGGGCGAAGTCGAAGAAATCTTCGTTGTCCCGTACAATCTCATCAACTTCACGGCACTACAGACGTACTCGTTTCTGCGCCAGATCACCGCGTACACGGTTCGTCGTTTGCCGAAACAAACGGAGGCGGCATGAGAAAATTCGTCATCGGCATCGACCTAGATGATTGCCTCGCGGACTTCATTTCCGCGTTCACCAAACTGGCGAATGCGAAGTATGGGACGCCCGCGATTGGCACCCAGCCTGTTGATTGGGCTTGGTCGAACTTCGGTCTCTCCAGAGAACAGCAGGATGCGATCTGGGAAGATATCAAGCAAGTCAAACGCTTTTGGGTGAATCTGGAATTGGAACCGGGCTTCTCGCCGTCTCTTTTACGCGAGATGGATGAGGCGCACGAAGTCTACTTTCCGACCGCCCGTGTCAACACAGTTGGCCGGAACGCGAGGAAGCAAAGCAGTGAGTGGGTTTACAATTGGACGGGTATTCGTTACCCGGCAGTCATCGCAGCTTACGAGAAAGGCCCGATGGCTACGGCTCTCAAGTATGATTTCTTTCTTGATGACCGGCCAAAAAACTGCATCGACATTCACAACGCTCTGCCGAATTGCAGGGTCTACCTTAAGAACAGTAGCCACAATGCAGCCTTCGAAGCCCCTGAGTGGCTCGTACGTGTACAGGATTTTGACGCATTCGCAAAGATTGTGAACGACGCATCTCAGGAGGGGTAGTGATCGAAAAGAAAGCCGTGACCCTGCTACCACAGGACGCGAAAGAACGTAAACGCATTCCGCTCGCAAGTGGGATGTTCGACTATTTCACCAGCGCACTAATCGAAGTCTCGAAGGTATCTTTCTTTGGGAACGAGCAACATAACCCCGGCACACCGGTACATTGGGAGCGTGGTAAATCTACCGACCATTCCGATACGATGCTTCGGCATTTCGCGGAACGGGGAACGATAGATACGGATGGTGTTCGACACTCCGCAAAGATGGTGTGGCGGGCATTGGCAATTCTGCAAATGGAACTGGAAGACGCGGGCGCACCAATCGCCCGTGGAGCAACTGTTAAGGTTTCAGGCTAACGCCTGAACATGAACGTCCGGTCGGTGTTGGGCCGCAAGCCCCATCGTTATTCCACCGTTCGAGCACGACCACAGGCCGGGACTGGTCGAGCACGTAGGAGACACCATGGAAACCTATTTGGCGGCACTCGCCTTCACACTCGCGGTCGCATATGGAATGGCGTGGTCACGGTGTCAACGAGAGAAAGCCCGCTTGGAAGCGGAACAGAAATTGTCGAGGAGAGAAATGGGGCCACATGGCCGATGATATCTATTTGAGCACCAAACCCGCCGAGGGAACTAGGGTCATCCCGAATCCCAAGAACATTGCGCCGAAGATGGATACAGACAATCCAGACCTTCCAAAGAAACAGTATGTGAAGATGGACATAAGCAATCCTACCAGCAAACTCATTCCGAAGCATCCCTTAGAAGAACACTTCGAGAATGAAGGCCCGCGAGCACCTATCGGTCATGGCGTTCCTAAGAGCCATCCCGCGATTCAAGAGTCGGAGAATTAGGAAGTTTTATGGTTGTCTATCTGATAACGAATTTGATTAACGGAAAAGTTTATGTTGGTCAAACGATTCGTTCGATATCTTGGCGATTTAGCCAGCATAAAAGTAGTGCCAGAAGGGGAGATAATCTGGCCCTTTGTCGTGCCATTCGTAAATATGGTGAAGATAATTTTCAGATTGAGGAACTCAGTCATCATGAGAGTGACGAGGAGTTAAGCCTAGCAGAGATTGCCAGCATCTATGTATATAAATCCGCAGATAAACTACACGGATACAACTGTACATATGGTGGTGAGGGTACGCGAGCAACTCCTGAAACCGCAGCAAAGATTAGTAGAGCGCAGATGGGGAACACTTACGCCCTCGGACTGAGACGAGGACCACAGTCAGAAGAACACCGGCGTAAGAATGGGTTGAGTCATATGGGGTTAAAACGATCCGCAGAGTCCCTCCGAAAATTTCGTATAGCTATGGTCGGTCATGAAACTTCTCAAGAAACCCGAGATAAGATTAGTAAAGCCAATATGGGTAAGATAGTGTCGGCGGAAACTCGCCAAAGATTGAGGAATTCCCACTTAGGGCACATTCCGTGGAATAAAGGAAAGAGTGGGTATAAAATCAAATGACATATACATTCGCAGAGCAAATCCGTTATTGGCTTCCGATGGTCTCAGCATTTTTGTTGATTGTAAAAGCTTATACTAGCGGGAAGAAAAATGTATCCGAGTGGGCTTCTCGATTGCTTGACAATCATTTGGTGCATATTGAACAGGCTACAACGAACACCGAAGTTGAGACTCGCAAAACAAATGAATTGATCGCTGGTCAATCAGGCAAAATCGACATGGTACAAGCTACCCTCGCAGACCAACAGACGAAGAATCTGGAAGTGTGGCAAGGTGTGTTGACGCAGTTAGCTGTAATCAAAGAGAGAATGAGAGCTTGCGGGCCTAAGACGCCAAGCAGAAAGCGAAAATAGGTATGCCTAAATTAACAGGCTGTGGTAAAGCCGACCGTTCGAAACTCCATGGGATGTCAACTGCGGAGCATGACACAATAGTCTCCCGTACGCGGGGAGTGAAAGTTGAAATTGGTGTAGGCCCGCATGGTGGGAATCTAGTATCGAACAACCCTTTTGCCTCAATTGCTCAGCAAGGTTTCCTGCACGCTCACCCCGAAAAATTGGGAAAGAAAGGTCTCGCAGAATGGGACGCTAGTACCAAGGGCCGTTCGCTACCTTATAAAGTTAAAAAGAAAAAGTAAATGCCACGCAAAGACTACGAATCCCACAAACGTTACATGCGAGAACGATATCAGAAACTCCCAGAGCATGTGAAATCGAAGTAGGAGAATTTATGGCTAACATTTCAACGATGGCACGAACGACTTACGCCATAACACAGCTGGACATCACCAACGGATATTTTGGAGTAGACATGTTGTGGGACTCGCCGTTCAACGACACGAACTACAACATCGCATGGAGCATCAACGATATTGGCCAGAACTATCTGAGTCTGGACTATTCGACGGGTGATATACATTTCAAACGACCAGACGGATTTATCGCAGTCGTGACACTCCCCGCAGCGGCACCATTGATTCAAGGACAGTATGACTTGACCGCAGGTATCGTGCCGTCGGGCAATTTGATCTCGGTTATCGCCCTGTTCAAAACGTTGTATCAAGTGACCTTTTATTACGGGCCATCTGACAACACCGGAAACAGCGGAGAGACATGGTATCCGACGATGCGTTGGACCGACCCCGCAGGCAACGCACTGGAATTGACTAACCCCTATTTAGGTGTGGCCACGGGTGGGGATGTCAACAACTATCAGAGCTATTCGATTCCGTTCTACGCAGAGGCCAACACACCGATTACACTGACTGGAACTTATGTGGGCGGCTCCTTCCCGATGAACGTCGCTGTACGTATCGTGCAGATGCCCAACAATGCGGTCATTCCCGAAGTGGGAGCGAAAGTAACGATTGAGGCGATGGCATCACACAGGTAAGGTCTAGCAGGAGGAGTATGGCAACAACGACAACGACAACTACGGGTAAGAAACTCCCAGAGCATGTGAAATCGAAGTAGGAGAATTTATGGCAACAGTTTCAGTTCAATCAGTAAATTACACCGTGACACAAGCGGACGTGAACCAAGGATGGTGTGTAATCCCTGTTCTATGGCGTTCGGAGACGCCCAACGCAAATTATGGCGCTGCATGGGGTGTTGAGGATAGGGATTCCGCTATTGACCTCGATTATTTCACGGGCGATATGCACAACAAGACTGCCGCAGGCTTTGACGCAATTGTATATATGTACAGTCCCGGTTATGGCTCTGCGGGTGATAAACTCGTAGTGAATGCAATGGGCTTGATGGTGCAATAGGAGGAAACATGAGCACAACCCCGCCAGCTTCTACCCCTATAACAGAGACGAAAAGTTGGCTGCTACAACATGAACGGATTATCATTGTTGCATTAGTTCTAGCCTTCGGGACGTTCGGTCTCGACAAGGTCTATAACGTCGAAGCGGCTCGGGCTGATGCAAAGTACACCGCTGCCCAACAACAGCTTGCCGACGCAAAGGCGAACAGTGCCGCCCAAGCCCTAGCGACGTCCCAGATGACCCAGCAATATCAAGCACTGGTTCAGGCCCTTGCTGCCCAAAATGCTAGCCTAAACGCCTCTATTGCCCAAAGAACAGCATCTGGCGTGGCACAACGGACGACGGATGCCTCATTGCCGGTCGCGGGTGTGGCTGCTCGATGGGATGACATCGCTGGTACACTGGTGACACCCTCGGGAAACACAATCATAGTGTCGGAAGCCGACGCACACAAGACGCTGGACATGCTCGAACAAGTCCCTGTACTCGTACAGAACTTGGCCGACGAAACAAAAATCGCGGGCAACTATCTCGCGGAAGTCCAGAAAGGTGATTTGCTCACGAACGATTTGAACGCGCAAGTGACCGGACTGAATACGCAGTTGGCCGACCAGACGAAGGCATGTACTGCTCAAGTCGCGGCAGTCAAGGCAGAAGGCCATAAGAATAGCGTGAAGTGGTTCAAGCGAGGATTCGTTCTCGGGTTCATTTCAGGACTCTGGGCGGGTCACGCAATGGGGGTTTAATGCAAAATTTTCTGGAAGTCATTGTAGACGTGGCGATCATCGCTTTTACCTTGGTCGGGCTGAAAGCCTTGTACCAGATCGCAACGAAAGAATAAGCGTGGGCGGCGGTTTTGTCCACCAAGTTCGCCCGTCAGAGCGTTGGTCGCCCTAAGGTGACATCTGACCCGACAGCCCACCGGCCCGTGAGGGAGTGGGCACAAATTCTGAAAGGAACACATGACCGTCGGTTCACAGATAGATTCTCTCGTCACACAAGTGCAGGAGCACGCCGCGACAATCGAGCAATTAAACGCACGTATTGCAGCGCACGAAGCGACCGTAGCCGATATCTCTGCGAAGTGGGCGGCACTGACCGCAGCGTTCGCGCCGAAAGCGGCCCCAGCAGTTACGCGCCCGCTCGCGGCAATTCCAGTAAAACAATAGAGACCAACGGGGCATCGCCTAGCTTGGTATGGCACTTGCTTTGGGAGCAAGAATAACGGGCGTTCAAATCGCTCTGTCCCGACCATTTAGTTGTACGTGTACAAAGGAGGAAACATGAGTGCAGATATCAGCGAACAACAGAAATACCAACCCTTGTCATCTGAACAAAAGCTAAAGGTCCGTGAAGCACAGTTTCAGTTGACGCAGATCAAAGAGCAAGCCGCCGCTGCCATCAAGCAGGTTGAGCAGAACTTGTTCAACATCGTGCAGAGCATCGGCACGGAGAACGGCATCCCGAAAGATGCGAAGGTTGAATTTCAGATGACCTCACTTGAGTTCACTGACCGGAATTAGAAAGGTCGTATGGTTGCCTCAAAAACTGCTAGTTGTTTTCAACTTGGAGTACGCTTCCCCGATGGCACGTTACAAACAACAGCCGCAGTGGGGGGTGGGGGAATCACCAGTGTAGGTCTTGTAGGAACAGCCAACCAGATTACTGTCACGGGCAGCAGCCCGATTACTACGTCAGGTTCGTGGACGCTTTCATTTCCGTCTACTGTTGACATTACCAACCTTGTAATATCGGGCACAACTTCTTTCAAAGCAGGTTCCATAGCCATCGCAGCCCTTGCCTCGGACACCATTAGTTTAGCGGACAGCACAGGGTTATTCACTGTCACAGGCTCCCCTGCAACTCTGGGTGGGACGTTGACACTTTCAGCCTTCGCGTCACAAAGCCAGAACTATGTCTTAGCGGGACCGGGATCGGGTGGCTCTGGCGCAGCCGCATTTCGTGCCTTGGTTAGCGGTGACATACCTAATAACGCTGCGAGTACGACAGGTTCTTCAGGAAGCTGCACGGGCAATGCAGCGACCGCTACCGTCGCAAGCGGTCTGACGGGTACACCGTCAATTTCTATCACGAATCTCACGGTAGGCGGTACGACATCGTTTGTCGCTGGTTCTATTGCGACAGCGGCCATCGCTGCGGGCTTCTTACCTGAAGCGGGCGGCACGATGACAGGTGTATTGACTCTTGAATCATCCGCCGCTGGTCTGAAAGATTCAGCAGGCTCGACGGGTTCGTCGGGCAATGTGTTGACGGTTGACGGTTCAGGAAATCCTGTTTGGGCTGCGCCAGCTACGTCTGGGACGGTGACTAGTTTCAGCGCGGGTGGCCTCTCACCACTGTTTACAACCTCAGTAGCGACAGCTACGACTACGCCCGCTTTGACGTTCGCATTGAGCAACGCATCCGCAGGAACCGTTCTCGGCAACGCAACAGGTAGTGCCGCAGGGCCGGGATATACGGCTACACCCGTATTAGGTTTAAATACCTCAGTCGCAGGCACCCTTGGATTGGCGACTAGTGCCGCAGCGGGTGCGACGATCACTCTCCAGAATCTGGGCGCATTAACTGCATACAATTTCAACTTGCCCATTACTGTAGGTGCGGCTGGCTCGGTGCTTACATCGCAGGCGGGCGGCTCTACCAGCATGACGTGGACTGCCCCCGGAAGCCTCGCGGTTGCTTGGTCTTCTCTTGTCGCAGCAACAGCTAATCTTACGCTTAACAACGTCGCGTATACGACTACTTTTCAACAGCAGACGGCTACGACAGCCGCAGGAACTTTGTGGACGTGGGCTAATACCACGGCTGCAACAGGTTCGACGGTGCTTTACAGTCCTTCTATAAACCTTGCTGCGAACTATTATACTGGTTCTGGATCGGCGGCAGATACGTGGACCCTCGGTTCTTCAATTGCTGCGGGCACAAATGGTATTAGCACGCTGACTATTGCACACAGCGGCAGTACTGGGGTCATGCATGTTAGCATCCCATCTATCGGCTTTAACAGCAACAATCCTTCACCTTCCCTAATCTTCGGAACAGACACAACTTCAGGCTTTGGCTGGATTGCAGCCGGTGTTCCTGCGGTGTTTGTTCCTGCTGGCAGTGCTAGCGCAGGTTTTCGTATTTACGCCAGCACTACCTTAGTGGGGTACGTAACCAGCAACACTACCTCTAATTTTTTTGGATTACAAACGGGGCAGAGTAACGAGTACCTGTTTATGCAACCGGGCGGTGGAACGGCGGTTTATGGTACAGCGTTCCAAGCACAAACTCCCTTTACAGGCGTGAGTGGTCTTCAGGCAGACTTATTTGAAACTGCTACCTTCGCTCCTACTTCCGGCTATGCGAACTTCGCAAGTTTGAAACTAAACCCAACCATCAACAACACATCGGTTGGACCGACAATCACCAGCGCAGTTATCACCAGCGCGACGTCTGCTGCGGTGACGATTGGTTCTACCGCTGGTTATGTGACGGGCGCAAGTGTCACGATTGCCAACGTCTCCACGTCAGGCTTTACTGGTCTGAACGGAACGTGGGTTGTGGCTTCTGCGACTGCTACTGTTCTAACGATGACGACCGTGGGACTGACTGCTAAAGCACAAGCTGCCTGTAACGGTAACGTCCTATTTGGTGCATGGAACCCGTCTCTTGGAACATACACTGGTCTGAACGTTTCAGTAGTTGAGACAGCAGTTATTGCAGGTGTCAACAATAGCCTAATTGATTGCTATGCTGGTTCTGCTGGTACTACCCCAGAGTTTAGGGTTAGCAATAAAGGTGTTCCAACCGTGGTAGGCGGCAACGCAACGGTCAATGCCGGTGTACCTTCCATCCTTGCAGCACCTACGAAGTTGACAGGGCAGCAAGCTGCACAGTCTGCGGTAAGCCTTGTTGCTTCGGCGGCTGCGGGCATGTGGCGCATTTCCTACGTCGCGTATATCACACGGGTTGACACAGTATCCAGCGTACTCGGTGGAGTGACAGGTTTTGCTGTGAATTTCACAGACCCTGATGACTCCGTAGCAAAGACGAGCAACCCAACCACTCCGACCATCTCTGCGGGCAACACCACGGGGACGACTATATCCGGCGATCTGTATGTGTACGCAAAAGCAGCAACGGCGATCACCTATAATTTTGGATATACCACAACAGGCTCAGGAGCAACAGCCATGAGTTATTCCATAGCGGTGTACGCCGAGTACCTAGCTTAAGAAAGGAAAACAACTCCGAATACGGAAAGAATAAAACCGCAAGAATCGTAAACGGTGTTCTTAGGAGAACATCATGGCACTTCCATTATACATAGACGGAGCCATCGCTACATATAGCGCAGACACGGGCACCGTCGCACCCGCTTTAACTTTGTCTCAGTCGGGCTACAGCATCACTGCGGCATTACCAGAAACTGTGTTTATCCCTCCCCCGGAGGTGAGCGGTCTTTATCTGGTCACGCTCTACCTACGCACGGTGCAACCTGCGAGTGGCGGTAGCATAGCTACCCCAACCAGCACCCTTGGTCCAGTAACAGTGTACTTCACCTGTGCAGATTGTCTTGTCCCCGTCACATTGAAGGCTGGACTACTGTTGCAGGACGGAACAGTTGCCCCCAGCAATAGTGATAACTCAATAAATTCCTGCTTAACAGGTAGCTGTGTGGTGAACGCACTGGCAGGAGTTGCCATCGGTGTGAGCATTGGTTATACAAGCAATCCTCCGGCGAACACAACGACAACGGAGTGTTCTGCAACGATGCCCTCGACTGCTTGGGATGCCTTAGCAATTGGTCTACGTTCAACTGTCGCATCCCCACTGTATGTAGGTGGAGCAACAGCTTCGGAGAGCGCTGGGGCAACTACGTTGACCGTAACATACACTCCGACCACTGGGAATGCTGCAGTCATTCTATTCAATACAGGGGCATCGGCGGGTACAGTTACTGTGAAGGATAATCTCGGCAATACTCTGACCGCTGGACCAAGCATAGGCACGCTTAAAGCCTTCAGTCAAGCCAGCGTTCCTGCTGGAGTCACTAGCTACAAGGCTACGTGGACAACTTCTCGGCAAGCATCAATGGCTGTCACAGAATACAGCGGAGCAACTTCTGTTGATATAGCTCTGGCAGGCAATACTGGTTCAGGGTCGAGTGGTACTGCAAGCCTGACTGTCACACCAGACGAGACTACGGATACCGTAGTTTTTGGTTTTGGCAACGTCAACAGCGAAACGATGACAGGCGTGATAGGTAACGTAAGGCAAAGCACTTTGGGAAGCGCTTCTACCTCACCCGTCATGCTCATGGATAACACCGTAGGCATGGCATTGGCTTTCAATTACCATTTAAAAGCCGTGTTTGTAGGCGGCTTACCATGAGGAACTGAAATGTGGACATTCGACAGTAGCACGGGTTGGCTCACCGACCCTAGCAGCACGCAGATTGAGAAGGGATATGCCGGGGGGAACTTAGGCAAGAACCCCGAAGGAATTTGCAACAAAGCGTACCAGTACACAGAGGACATCGGCCCGTTACCTGTCGGATACTACACGTTTGGCGCAGCGGTCGAAGGAACCCATCTCGGCCCGCTCGCAATTCCGTTGACGCCGGATGCGAATAACGACATGCGTGGACGTGGAGACTTTTATCTGCATGGCGATACCACCCCTAGCGGAAAAGCTTCAGAAGGGTGTATAATCATGTCAAGGAAAACTCGAAACCAAGTAATTACCAGTGGGGATAATCGGCTTCAGGTAGTTTAGGAATAACATGCTCCATATCAATGTCATGACACCGATTCTTCGAAAGATATTGCGGAGTCGTAGATGGCGAGAGTCTCATCCTGAGTATTCTCGTACATGGTTCGAGGGTCACAGAACAGAGCAGCGGGCGTATTATACCAAGTGGCGAAAGAATAATCTCAAGAAGTGTAGCGAGATGTCCCGCCAATGGCGTCAGGATAACCCTGAAAAGGCCCGTGAAATATGTGCTCGATGGGCAAAAGATAATCCGCTAAAGGTCGCAGCTATACACCATCGTCGCCGTGCTAGAAAGACGGGAGCAGGCGGTTCTTTTACGACGGAGCAATTTAAGGCTCTCGGCAACGTTTGTCTTGGCTGCGGTCGAAGCGAACCAGAATTAATTGCCGCTGGATTGACGCTCGTGCCCGACCATGTTTTACCTATCGCACTTGGTGGGTCCAACGACATATCAAATATTCAACCGCTATGTCACGGCCATAAACGTGGGGCAGTAGGCGGATGTAACAATCATAAGGGTACGAGATACATTGATTATAGGTCATCCACGTTGCGCGAGCGATGGCTGCATGGTCTTCTCGCACTCGACACGCACTCTCATCAGTGAAAGCGGCGATAAGCAATTGCGGGTAGTTTAGGAGCATTATGATTAGCAACTCACAGGTACAATTTCCAAAAACGTGCATCAGCGACGGCACGAATATATTATTCACTTCAGGTAACCCTGCCCCTACAACGGTAGCTCCTGCGATAGCGGCCACAACTCCTGTTGAGATAAACATCTCAGCTAGTGGGTCTACGGTTCTTGTTGCTGGGTCAGGTACAAAATCCGTGAGAGTGTATCGTTTGTTCTTGGTAGTAGCGGGTGCGACTAACATTACTTTCAAGGACAACGCGGGTACTCCTGTTGTATTCACTGGAGCTATGCCCCTACAAGCCAATGGTTCTATTACCCTTGATTTTTCGAGCGAACCTTGGTTCACTACGACTGCGGGCGCTGGCTTTGTAATCAACTCTAGTAACGCGGTACAGATAAGCGGAGCGTTGTATCAAGTGCAAAGTTAGGCGGATGAATGAGTAACGTAAATAATCCTAACAGTGGGTATCTGAACATATCGACTTCGGGACAAGGATATATCGTTTTTCCTACAATCTACCCTGCTTTTGAATCCGCATCGTCGGTTGCGAATTTTACCGCCAACGTGGTCTATGGAATGCAAGTGAATATCCCCTTCCAGATTTCTATAACCACTTTCAACACATTGATTGACTCGGCTCTTATTCTGGGTTGGTCGGGATATCTCGTAGCCAATGCCTCTGGGGGGAGTACGGTATACACTAGATCAGGGGGGATAGCCCTGGCAAGTGCCCTTGTTGGCAGCAAAATCATCTGCGCGGGTTTCACCCATGCGGGAAATAATGGAATCTTTCCGTGTACTGCTAATACGACTACCACAATGACTTTGACTAATCCTAATGGTGTGGCCGAAACGGCCCCTGCGGGGTCTTCGTGTTCTGTAGCCCCTCCAACAGGGGCTGCTATAGGTTATGGTCTATATACCTTGTCAGGCAATCAGATAGTGGCGGGGGTTATGACACCGGGTACAACTTTGGGTGTCAGTAGCGTGTCGGTTAGCACTACAGTTATCAATCCGGGGAATTATCTGTTTTGTTGGAGCAGCAGTGTCTCAAATTCGGCGGGGTCTCTCTCGGGGTTTAAGGTAAGTTCAGGGGGACAATTGGCTGGAGGGTTCGGACTAGCATTGCCTTACTTTCCGACTCCTATGATGTTTTCAGCGGCCAACGCGTCCTCATCAGGGGTATTACCTTCCACGTTAGGTGCTCTTACAGGATTATCGGTCTCTGTGCCAGTCTGTGTGTGTACGCCATGAGTAATATAAATAATCCAAATATTTCCGCAAGTCCCCAGCCGGATTATACTCTGACTGGAGTAGCTTCTTTCCCTTTCATGTCCCCGACCATAAACTCGGGTGGTGCCAGCGCCTCCATGCCCGCCAACAATCTAGTAGCCGTTCTTCAATTGGTTATTCCGGGGGCAGTTACACTCCAAAATTTGGCGGTATCTATAAGCGGTACAGCCCAAAACATTGACATAGGATTCTACAGTTTAAGTGGAAATCTATTGGTGCATAACCCAATCCCCTCTTCGTCAGGTCTTGGAGTGATAAACACCTCCATTACTCCATACACACTGGTTCCGGGCGTTTACTACTATGCGTGGACTTCTGGCGGGACGGGATGTACCCTGTACGGTCAAGGCGGATTAGACCATGATCTATGCGCCCTCTTCGCAGGTATGGGGAACGTAACTTTTACAGCGGCTAATGCCGCCACACTCGGAGTGCTTCCTGCTACTCTCGGAACGTTAACCCCGGTGAATTTAGCTCTTAGCAGCATTCTCCCTCCTACAATGGTGAGCATGGTATAGCCTATGATAATCTCGAATCCCCAAAGTGGTCTAAACGTAGTTACCCCCGGTGCGGGATATGCTGTTCTTCCTTGCATGTATCCGTACAATGATTTTGGAGGGGGTAGGAGTGCTTCGTTGGTAGCTAACACTACTTATGCGATGATGCTTACGATCCCGTATTCTTTTTCTTGGCACAATGTGCTGGCCTACGTACTCACCCCAGACGCGGGTGCATTATTCTCCGTAGGGTTATACGATTTATCGGGCAACTTGTTGGTATCTTCTGGGGCCATGAGCGGTGCAATCGCGGGTAACGTTTTATCAACAGTGACCCCCTATCAAGTCCAACCCGGAACTTACTATTACGGCTGGACTACTAATGATAGCAGTCTCGGATTAAGTATGGATTATGGTCTTGACGGTTCTTATGCGAGCCTCATCAATGCCTTTTCAGGAGTGAATGGTTTGAATGCATTCCAATCATCCGTGGCTAGTTCGGGGGGAGTTTTGCCTGCACAGTTGCTGGGAACTAAATCGGCCGCGACATTCGGGAGTAATGGAGTAGGACCGCCAGTAGTCTTCTTTTACGTCTAACAATTTAGGAGAATTATGCCGTTAGGACTGAATCGAACAGGGGATTTTCGTAATGGAGTCCCCATCACTCTGCCACACACTTTTGGCGAAATCATCAATACGGCGACTCACAACTTTGATAATCCAGTGACCCTGCCAAAAAATTTCGGCAGTCCGGTCACTCTCCCAAAGAATTTCGGGAATACCATCACGCCGTCATCTTAGCACGAATGCAGTACACAACCTACGTTGGAACAAACGCCCCTCGCCAATTCAACGGTGAGGGGCTTATTTTTATTTGCGGAATAGAACGACGGCGAGCATAGTAATCTGTGCGATCAGTGCGAGAATCTGCCCGACGGTGCGGACGACTGCGAGCCTTCGGACATTCCAGTACATGTGACTCCTATCTGGTGAAATCAGGGTTCGCGCCCTGACGGTAATCTCGCCTCGGTGTAGCCAATGCCTTCTCAGCCTGCTTTACAGCTTGCAGGACTCGTTTCTGACGGACGTATTCGATGCATTCGGCCTCGTTGCCTATGAACACTGTACCGACTCTCTGTTGTGTGACGGAGTAGCGTTCACGATGGCCCGCAATTTTTAATGGGCCGATTGAGTACTCGACTTCCATGGATAGCCCTTCTTTAACCGGCGGATTCTGTTGCTGTTTGATGTAGTCTTCGATGAACATAGTCACCCCCAATCAAAAGTGTACGCGTACGGCCCGTTCTCGTCAACAATCTTTAGTAACTAGGTGCAAACTTACCGAAGTAATGTTCCCGTGCAACCGAGACCGCGAATACGGCGTCTTCAAGAATTGGGAAGTATCCCAGATGTTTCATCTTGCGATTAACGCGCACGCCTGCCACCCATTTGTTGCTCCGTTTATTCCACCACACGCCCCGATATCCGCTTTTATTATTTTTCATCATGCCACGATTTGCACAATTCTCTGAGCCACTAGCGGGTCTAAGGTTGTAGTCCTGATTGTTGAGTCCATCACGGTCTACGTGGTCTATTCCAGTTCCCCGGAGCACTTGATGCATTAGGACACATGTCCAAGAGCCGTTAGGTTTTCGAACGTTTGCCACTGCATAGAACGATTTCTTATCCTTGCCGCGTACCGCATGCCAGCGGAATTTTGACACCATCGGGTAATCCTGCGTGGATAACGTGACATACATATCCGCACCACTTCGACGCCGAAGTATGAGAGTCGTATTGTGTTTATTCTGGAAGAATATGTCGTTCATCAGTACCCGCAGTCAATGAAGATCAGATTATCCATGTACCTCGCACGTCCTGTTCGTAGATTGTCCGGGGACATGTCACCCATGACCACACCACAAAATTCTTTGAACATCTCAGATACCAGTTGATTCGTAGCGGATGAGACCCACCGCGACTTCGGGTAGTATTGAGTGACCATGACGCCATCCCGTCCATTGAAATAATAGATCGGCGGCAGATGTTTTGCCATCATTGGATAGGCCAGTAGTGCACGAATCTTCTTGACCTCCATCCGTGTATGATTCTTACCTTCCCTGTCATGCCAGTTATCCCCCTCATGCGTGGGATAGTTGAACATGATCGGGAATTTGATGAGCAGGTTCGTGCCGTGAACCCTGTATGCGATCCTGAATGCCCCTTGGCCGACTTCGACGCACGCCATGCCCAAAGCAGTCCGGGCTTCTTCCACGGTCTTCGGCTGGGCACGGTGTATGATCCCTAACGCTCTCCGGGTACGATACGCACGGTTTCTAGCGCGTGTCTGTCGGTATTTCTCGTCACGGGTCATTAGTCGGCGGCTCCCGAAAGTAGATCGTTACCTGTATCTTCCAACGGTCGAGCGGGTAAAGATTTTTGGTCAGCCCCTGTTTTGAGTGCTTCGATTCGTTCTCTGCGAATCGTCTCAAGCACGCCACGCTCAGGAGCGCACTTATCCAGCATATTGTTGAAAGCCCATTTCTCACCGTCCACGTTTGCCATTTGGTTCTGATAAATTTGGATCAATGTGGCAGCAGATTCTAGACGCTTCAACCGCAGAGCATCATTCTCATTGTCATAGCGTTTGAGAGAATTCTGGACCGCGATGATGCCTTCACCCAGATAATCGAGCAGATCATTGAGATGTTCGAAGCGAGTGCCCGTGTCGGTCAAAAGTTTCTTCGTTGGTGGAACGTATACTGGACCTAATTCCATGGGCTTGCCCCCTTCAGATTCCCAACCTTCTTCTTCGGTGCACGGAATGTATCTCCGTACTTTTTCATCCCAGCGGAAATGTTCGGCGCTCATGGCTTCCACCACCACAGTAAACCCAACTCTTTGTACAAGTACATAGCGACCGAAATCGCTACGACGATTAGAGAGAACACCCCAACCATGGTTAAACCCCAGAGGAGAAATTCTAGTTCTTGTGCCGTATTCGAATCCAGAAAATTAGATGTCATTGCTCGTTCACCGTGAACACGCTGACCAATTCGTGACAGCCGATGCCTTGGTACATGCCTGACGCTCGCGTAAGGTACGTCACGACGACCGGGCCTCTCTTACCGTCAAACTGCTCGGTCACGTCCCCGCAGAACAGAAGGCTCGCGTCGAACAAGGCCGCTGCGTTGTACGGCTGGAATCTGATGTTCGTGAATCTCCCGTCGAGAATCTTCCCGTCTACAGGGAGAGCGAGTAGGTACGTGTTCGGATTCTGGTACGTCTCGGTCACGCCAAGGCTATTCGGTCTTAGTTGCCCTGTTGACCCGAATGCCCTGCCTACAGCCAGAGCGAAGGCGAGTGCCGCCAAAATGATTATCCACGAGGCTATCTTACGGCTTATCATGCTTCACCAAACCTTTCGAATCGACCTGATGATTTCATAGAGTCTTACCTTACCACTACTCCCCCGCCTTGTCAAGCGGATTTTTCGTCCGGCCACACTTGCACGCCTTGTGGCAAATTGAGCACCGGAAGGTGCCAAGGCCCTGCGTCTCCGCAGTCTTCTTGTCTACCTTCACGCAAGGTGTCTTCATCGCCTGCGCTCCGCAGCAAGAACTTGTGTATAGAAAAATAGATGTACCCTTAAGCGTCGGGGGTGCTTTCTTCGTCTGCTTCTTCATTGGATTCTCTCCTGTCGAATGGCCCGTAATATAGGGGCTAAACCGCTGATTGAGTACATCGATCACTGGTGGCACTTGATCGCCTCCACAATCTCCATATATTTCGGGGTCAAATCTTCCCGGCGATATTTTTCTCCCTTAAAAACCAGCCACGCGGAGCCAGTGATTACGCCCAATTTCTCGGCGTAGCGGATCGCATCGTCTACTTTATCAAATCCTGATTCGTATAGCAAATCGATGATGCTCTCACGGAACGGCATTGCAACTTTGTTCTTTTTTGCGGATACATTTACTCGATGACCGACGATAGTCTCACCATCTTTCAGAACTCCCCCTTTTGATCCAGCCACACGGCGGACCTCTAGCCGTACACTGGCATAGAACTTCAAGGCTCTGCCGCCAGTCGTCGTCTCAGGATTACCGAACACCATTCCTATTTTGTCCCGTACTTGATTAACGAAGACAATAACAGTCCCGGCTTTGGAAGTCTTCCCACATAGCTTCCGCATAGCTTGGCTAAGAAGGCGCGCCATCAGCCCCATGTGTGAATCACCCATATCCCCGTCGATTTCAGCGCGTGGAGTAAGAGCCGCAACAGAATCTACAATGATAAGATCAACGCCAGCATCAACCAGCCCCTCGACGATTTCTAAAGCCTCTTCCCCGCAGGACGGTTGCGATATGATTAGCTCAGACATATCGACTCCGAGCGTATCTGCGAAGGTAGGCGATAATGCATGTTCCGCGTCTACCAATGCAACTACCCCGCCCGCCTTCTGGCATTCCCCCGCTACGTGTAGACATAGCGCAGTTTTCCCCGCAGATTCAGGACCGTAGACTTCAATAATCCGGCCACGCGGAAACCCCCCACAACCGAGCACTTCCCTATCCAGCGATATTAGATTGCTCGAAATCGACGGGACTGGCTGGTTCACCTTGTTTCCCTGCCGTTGAAACGTCATTGATCCCTCGTTCGCTTTGTCCATCGCCTTGCCCAAGGCTTCCACTGCTTTGAATTTCGCTTCTTTGCTGTTCATCGCTCTCCCTTTTCATTCGTGCAACAGTGCTCATAAACCGTGTGAACATTTTGGCGTACCTCTCGCCACGCATCTTCACAAGGAAATCGCGGCCCTGCTCTTGGAACGCTTTGTCAGTGACTTCAACCAACTGACCGTGGGAATTGAAAAAACAGAACCAGCACGCCTCGCAATTGCGGAACGTCGGTTCATTGATCTGATCCAACAGGTGTCCGCACGGCTGAACGCGATGATGGCGGACGGTAAAGTACAAATTTCGGAGTTGCCGAAGCTGTGCTTCAGATAGTTGCTTCTTCGGTTCGGCGTTTAGACGGGCCGCTAACTCCTCAGTGCGGGCATCTGTCTCTACGGCTTCTTTCACCATCTCTACGACAGGCTCGGAAGTAAAGCAGTGGACGGGTTCTTCTCTATCGCACATAGCGGCCCCCCATGTATGTCACGTGTTCCTGCCATGAGTCAATCGACAGGTCGCCTGCCTTCTCGCGCATCTCCCAATAGTCCAGTTCATTGTCAATGAGGATGGCTGGGGTCATCCCGTACTTTTGGGACAACATGTTTTTCTGCTTGAAGGTGATGTTCTCGTCGTCACCTATTTCGAGTTTAATTGCGCTTCGTACTGCTTGCTCTACGCTTTGATTGGTCATGACTGACCTCTTTCTTGGTGCTGGATTTGACTGCTTGAATTGCATTTTTGAACTTGTAAACTTGTTCGACCATATGGTCGAGATGATACGCGGTCGTCTCGTCGTCGAAGTCTCGCACTCCACAGTGATTGAACATGCGGAAGATGATGTGCCAGCATTCGTGAGCAATTGTACCCTCGGGGGAATCCAGTTTTAGAAAAAGATATGATTTACCATCCCCCTTACAATGAAAGCAAAAAGCATCGGCGGTTTCCTGCTGGGGTGCATACCCTAATCGACTTTTGGCGGACTTGTTAAAGTCTTCTGTGAATATGATTCGAACACAGTAGTTTGACATGACTTCGAAAGTCATCCAAGTAGCGTAATCATTGTATTCGGTCAGTTTTGGTGTTCTCATACGCTCCCCCTCGGCTGTCGAATGCAGTGAAAATAACCCCCGCCACCATGGAGAGGGTAAATGCCATGCTTGATGAACAGTGCGCCCATTCCTTGTTCGAGTCCGTGCATGCCGTCGCCCAAAATCTTCTGGGCGTGCATCCCCATGTCAATCGCATCGTCACTGTCATAGAGAACGTACGCGAGAAAGAAATTCTTCCATGCGAGCGACCCCTTGAGACACTTTCCAAATACGCGTTCGACATCACAGCGGAAGTCAGTCAGTGAAGGTCGCACGGGGTTGGATACACCCTTGCCGCCATCTCCGATGACTATCGCACCTATGCCGCCAGTCATATCTTGTGCTTGACGGTAAGATTCTAAAACAGCGTCGAAAGCAGCCTTCCGTGCCGCGAATTGAGGCCTTTGTTTTTTCTTCATATTTTGGCCTTTGATTTTCTGGTTGTCCTTACTTTATCACAACCACGAAGATAGATAAATTCTGCCGGAGGGTTAACCAACAATTCTAGTAACCTCTGTGCTCCCGCTATGCTATCTCCTAATTTTCCAACGGTATGGTTGTGCCCCGAACATAGGGCCATTCGTATCTTATTGCTGGTATGATCATGGTCTGGAACAAGGGGAAATCCTTTATTTCGTTTATCAAATACGCACGGCCCGAATCCTTTTAAAGCACATTCGCCGCCTTGATGAGAGATGAGTTCTTTGAAATCTTCCAAGGTTATGCCATACTTTCGTTTGAAAACCTCGCCGTAACAGTATCCACACGCAATCCCAGTAGTCGCCGGGTCTACGAAACAAAGCATACATATTCCGTTTTTCTTAGCCCATTCTCTGCGATGGCGGTGATATTCGACTAATTTAACCCTACATCCTCCACATAAGTGGGTTTCATTTTCGTCCAGCGAACATCCACATTCTCTACACAACCCTAATTTCGCGCAAGCCTTTGCTTGACCTGATTTTCCCTTTTGGCCTGCCAGTGCGCGTAAACGACATTCATCTTTATAACAATATCGTTGGTTGGTGCTTTTTATCAAAAAAGAATCACCACAATTTTCACAGGGTTTTTCGGTTTTTAACTTTCGGCTTTTCATCATGACCTTTCACTGAATTCATGTTCCACTTAATCACATATTCTAGAACTCTGGCAGGCTCAATTCCCACTTTACGACAATACTCCAGCCCTCCTACAGCCCAGCGATTACACAGATAGCACAAGATGTCACGATTGCATTTGCCACAGTATTCCCGTTGCTTCTTTCGACCGGGCGGACAACATGCATGGTCATGATCTTGGTGTGCCATGAATTTATCAAAGTCTCGACCACAGATAGCGCATTTATTTCCCTGCGCGGCTTTCGCGGCTTCGAATTCTGCTAATGATCTCTTATAAATCTGTTGCAGGCGTCTGTCTTTTGCTTTCTCGGCGGATGTCAATTGATGCTCTTTGCCCTCAGTGCCCCGTTCTCTGCGTCAATCACGTCGTACGCCTTCTCGTTGAGAATGGCGATGGTCACCAACTCGTGCGGGCGGCGTTCGATAATGTATTTCATCGCCCGCCATATGAAGCCCGCGATGACTTCGGCAGTCGTTTCTTCGAACCAGTTGTCCGGTCTCATATGGAACCTTTCGGTCGTCGGTTGTATGCTTGCTCACTTGCAGTTGACCACTTTACGTTTCCGACTTCGTAATGACCGTCGTTCTTAATGCGGTCGATGGAGTGGTTTGCCGACGGCTTATCGCCCACTTCATCATAGAACTGCTTGAAACTTGTAAACTTGAATTTAATCCCCCTCCCACCATAGTATTTGAAACCATCCACGGCAGGATTCGTGCAGCGTTGTTTCATCATTACGAAGGCATCATATTCGGCGGGTTTAAGTCCCCGACGAGCGTGCCCGTGTTTATAGCTTCTAGCAGTGACCAGTTCTTTATTCAAACATCCACAACTCTTGGTCGCTTTGGTTTTGCGAGTTACGTCCGTCAAAGCGACAAAAGTCAAATTACCACAATCACAGGCGCATAACCAAATGGCCTTATTCCACTTATCTTTGCCTACGGGCCAAATAGGTGTGAGTCGATTGAATTTACCGCTCATCTCCGCTTCCTCTTTCAGTGCCACGTTCCCTGCGGCTCATCAGTTTCTCGTAGTTCGCTCGCAGGATATCGCTGAACGTGAATCCGTAGTATCGAGCAATTGTGACCGCATAGAATACGACATCGCCCAACTCTTTCAGAATCGCTTGGCGGTCAACGGGAATGTGCTTGCCGTCTCGAATGTCTTTCTTAATCTTCTCGACGACTTCGCCCGCTTCGCCCGCAATGCCCAGACCCATGATGGCGAGGTCTCGCTCACCCATCTCTTTGTCTTCGGGGTCTTTGCTAAACCACATACTCGCGGCCCATTCCCCGAAAGCATTCGCGTCTGTCCAGACTCGTGGGTATCCATTGCAGGGTTCATTGTCTATCACGCACTTATGCGTACGTGTACAAATGGCTGGCTCCGATAAAATCAGTAATTTTTTGAGACCCGCTATATATTCAGCCCCCATTATTTCTTCCCTCCGATTCGTTTGTTAATCCAGTGACTCGCTTGACCCTGCGTTAGTTCGGGCCACGCTCGTGCTTTTCCGTACAGGCGCGAGAGTAGAGTCATCTGGCCCTTCGTCGCGGGCTTGGTCATCCAACTCGCTTTGCGATTGACTAATGATACCGACGCGGGCGCACGTTCTCTGATTTGCTGGTCGGCACATGCGAAGGCTTCTTCGACGCTGCCGCGCTCACCGTGGAATGCCCTACAGTTAATATAACCGTCTATGTCCCATTTGTCAAGCAGATTCTGGTGTATCCGTACAAGTCCGGGCTTGTTGCCAGTGCTGTCGTTCTTCTGCAAAGGCACGCGCATGACATAGCCGCCGTCAATCGCCTTCGACCAAATGAAGTCCGAGTTGGCTTCGACCTCTGCTGGGAATCGAATCTCGAACAGATTGACCTCTGCGATGAACTGCTGTAACTTGTCAATGTTTTTTAGCTTCCCAAAGTCAATGCTGGGGTTTTCTTCTTGGGCCGCTTCGATTGATTCTACCGCTTCAACCAATCTGTAACCCTGTAAATCCAGATTTGCGGGCATCCCCATCAGCGTCGGGAGGGTACACAGGCTATGCTTTCCAGACATATCAACCATATCTAGGATTAAGCAGTCCGTCTTGCCGGGGTAAAGCCTCGTTCCACGCCCGCAACGTTGCGTAAAACGAACGCTGGAGGCCGTAGGAGCGGCGTGGACGATGCAGGACACGCTGGGGCTGTCCCAACCCTCATTCAGCAGGGAACAGTTCACCAGCACCCTCAGATCGCCCGCAGCATGACTGTGTAATTTTTTCTCTCTTTCAGGATCACTACCCCAGATAGCCGCCGTTGATACCCCGGCCCCAGTAAACTCCGTAGCTAGATGCTGGGCATGCTCTATGTTAGCTGCGTATACGACGGTTTGACGGCCCTCACCCCATTTCGTCCAAGCCTCGATCACCCGCTTGTTGCGGTCGGGATTGTCAATGGCCTCGGCCAATTCCACAGCGTTTAGATCACCCGCCGTGATCCCGACTTGAGAGATGTCTGTCTGGGTAGAGATTAGATACCCCCGGACCTTGACCAGCCAACCCGCCGTGATCGCTTGCCGCAGGCTGTACGTGTATACGATTTTCTTGTAAACCTCTCCTAGGGCACGGCCATCGGATCGAAAAGGGGTAGCAGTAAATCCCAACAGCAATTTGTCAGTTCCATCTTCCAGCACGCCAAAATGCGTCAGGATATTTCGATAAGAATCTGCGAGGGTGTGGTGAGCCTCGTCCACGATAATCGTACTGAAATCTTCCCGCTTGAATCGGTCAAGCCGGGGAGTATTCTTTCGGCCCAAACTTGCGACGCTGGCGACTACTATATCCGCCGCAGTCGTATCTGCTTTGCATTCGGCCATCTCTTTGTCAATGCGAAGCGTTGGATTGACAGCCCGCATCGTGGCAATGGACTGGTCGATAAGCTCTTCTGTATGAGCTAGGACCAACATTTTGCCATTCAATCGGGATTTCAATCTTTCATATAAAGACGAAAACACGACCGTTTTCCCAGCACCGGTACATATACTCAGAATTTGTTGTCGCCAGTTCTGATCATATGCGGTGCATACTGCGTCGATGGCTGATTCCTGATACGGTCTAAGTTGCACGATGCACTCCGATGTCACTCAGATTCTGGCAGTCAAAAATCCAGAACTCAAATCCCTCGGGCTTCTTCGTCACCCATGGCACGGCTTCGCCCGTCCGCAGAATTTCGTAGTGGATGTCCGTGGTCTTTACGTACACGAAGACTCGCGGCGAATAGGAATCTGGGTGCGCGCCGCCTTTCGCTGCGACGACTACATTCTCGGTCACTTGCGTGGTGATGTCAATCTCGCTCATATCTTCTCCCAGTAGCCCCCAACGGGCTCCCCAGTTTGCTCCACGAAACGCGCAGGCACCCAGCGTTGCTTGGGCCTGCCAACTTTCTTGCCCGCCGCGAAGTCTTTCGCCGCGACGAAATTCTTGTTGTGATTCGTTTTCTTTCCTCTACGCTCTGCCATTTATATCCTCTCCTTGAATATTACTTTGCCCGCGATTTGTTCAATAAATAATTTCCCTTCGTGGTATGCTGAGTGACATGCTACACATAAACATATCAAGTTATACAAGGTATCTTTTCCCCCTTGGCTACGATGTTTGATATGATGGGGGGTTAACGAACGACTATTGTTGCAACACCGGCATCTCCAACCATCTCGCTCATACATCATCCGTTTTGTCTCGGCGTATGACTTGGGAGATTGCAGGACTCGTATAAACTGTCCGATTTGCAACCACTCCTCGTAAGAAAATTTGTCGGCTTTACCCCAATTGCAGCGGGCACAGCAAACAACTATGTTATCTTTGGTATACCCTCGGGTATTATCCATGCGGTCAAGATTGTATTTTGACGTACCATGGCATGCCCCGCCAGAAGAGGAAAACATCAACCACTCTATGGGGGCCTCGCAATAGTGGCACATTTTCACTTCTACAAAGACTAAAAACTCCTCATAGGTAAGAGTTATTTCGTGACCCTGTGCTTTTGCGGATTTTGTCAATCTATTATATAACCATTCGTAGGGCCTTTTTGGGGAACCTAGTAGGCATCCACAGCTTCGAGTCTGACCCTGACGTAAGCCTCCGGACGAAACTTCCTTGATGTTTCCACAATCACATTTACAAACCCATCGCCAATGAGTTCCCAATATGTGAGAAGGAGATTCTGCGATTACTGTGAGTTTTCCAAAACGTTGTCCTAGCAGATTAACTCTTTTTGCACTCACAATTCCCTTTCCGCTGGTAAATTGCTTTGCGCGTTGTCGCGGAGAACGCCATCCGTGCCTACCTTCTGCTTCATAGAGTAGAAGCTGAATTTCGCGTCACGATAGTCCATGACTAGAAAGTCGCCCCATGCTACTTCGAACGAACTGATTGCTCGGGCAAGCGGCGTCATGATTTCTTTTTCGAGCGTTCTGCGAATCCCTCTGGCGTTGTACTTCTTGTCAAATCCCCTGTCAAGCAATTCATTGAAAGCCGCAGGCGAGATTTCCAGTTTCACGCCGCCCTTGACCATCAGCTTCGCCTTGCACTTGTACGCCTCCATGTGCATAATCTTTTCGATGGATGCACGGTCTAGCGTGTTGAAGACGCAGACCTCGTCCAGCCGGTTCAGGAACTCAGGCGTGAACTTGGCTCTTGCAGCGGACATCGAACTATCTGAAATCTCGTCCTGCGATACATCTTCTACGTTCGGTCGATTGAAGCCGACCGTACCCTCCATAATCTCCCGCGCCCCGCAGTTGCTGGTCATGATGATTATGCACTTCGTAAAGTCGGTCTTGCTGTTATCGCCCAAAGTGAGATTCCCACGGTCGAGCACACCCAGCAGCAACTGCCAGACTTCATCCGAAGCCTTCTCAATCTCGTCGAACAGGATGACGCCGAAGGGAACGTCTTCCGTGTAAAGTTTTGTGACCGTCTCTTGCTTGAGTCGGGCGGGCGTCTCTTTGTGGCCCAGATATCCCGGCGGCGAGCCAATGAGTTTCGCAATCTCGTGCCCGAATTGAAATTCCGCGCAGTCAATCTTAATCATGTGGTTGCGGTCGCCATACAAGCCTTCGCACATGGCTTCGACTACAGCAGTTTTGCCCACCCCGGTAGGCCCAAGAAACAAGGCAGACCCGATGGGCCGCTGGTTGTCAGACATGCCGCCCAAAAAGCGTTCGAGAAGGTTCGTAATTTTGTCAATAGCCTCATTTTGCCCCACAATCAGGTGTTCGAACTTACGAAGTAGCAACCGCACTTGGTCGCCGCGCAGTCCCGTGTTGATTGTCCGCATATACACCTATTCTTGAAACGAGATTTTGAGCAAATACTCAATAGCCTTCAACAGAACAATCGGGTCGTCATGAAAAGAGCCTAGACCTCGGTTGCAATCACCACATAACAACCCACGAACACATTTCCCGCAACTAATTCTCTCCGAACAGCAAGTATGATCGTGGTCGATATGTACGGTTTTTGATCTTCCCTTTCCTGCGGTAGTCTCAAGGATTAAAATTTCGTCACACACTGCACATTTACCCCGTTGGGATTTTAGCATCTCTGCGAATCTTTGGGGAGATATTCCGTAAGCGTACTCACGTATATATCCTTTGAGTTGGTCAAGATGCTCTAACCTCCATTTGATATGCTGCGCGTTATTAGTCTTTTGACGATGTTGACGATAGTAACACGGCCCACACATCCCTTTAGCTACATGCTCTCTTTCGGGATGACAGTCACATCTCCGAGACAACTGGTACTTGTTCAACTTCCCCATCTGGCTCCGTTTCTTCACTGACGTTGTTAGGATCGAGTATATAGCTAACGGCGATTACTTCGGCGCAAGAACCTACTGAAGCATCCTTGTATTGACCTGTGTTCTCGTCTTTGCCAACCGACCCTATCCCTAATTGAGCTAGAGCCACGGCTTTCTCCCAAGCGGCCCTCTGGGCGTACGTCACGGGGAAATTTACCCAGCCCGCACTAGCATTGTCGCCTACCAGACCTTGAATCTCTTTGACTCGCAATTCCAGTGCTTCAGGCTCCCACTTGTTCGCGTTCTCGACTAGGTCTTTTACCAGCAACTTCGTCGGCACACCCTCGAACAGAGTGTCTTTGCCTTCGTCAACTACCTTCACTCGCGTGATGATGCGAAGTTTGGACAACCCTACTTGTTCATATATAGATCGATCGATTCCGCATTGCTCAAGAACTTCCACCATCTTGGTAAGATAGTAGAGTTTACTGAGTTTGATATCAAGGCTATTCGCATATTCTGCGAAAGTATCGTACTTCGGCTGGTAAAACTTGTTCTTCTTCACCTTGTAAAGTGCTTCTGCTAAATCAAATGTGTTGACTGAAATGTTCTTGACCAACTGCTTCACTTGTTTGAGAGTCTGAGCGGCTTCGCCCGCTATCGCTTCGCCCACAATTGGAGCAACCATCGGCTGCTCGAATGACTGGTGCATGTCGTATATTTCCATGTTCCCTTTCTATAAATTCAGCATCGGTTCTGCAGTAACTTCTTTCGATGAGACTAACCACGCCCGATAATCTTCTAGTGCAATGGCCGCTTGGTCGCGGGTTACAAATGCTCGCTCATTGGGCGTTCCATCGTCGTCCATAAAATACCATTTGCCGTCATTACCCTTATACGGGTTGAGGTTGTCCCTATTCGCTTGCGCGTGTTCAAGGCTATAGCCCGACCGATTCTTAAGCCCGCCGTTGCCCTGCCGAAACTGCTTCCCTTGCAGGAAAGACAACTTCGGAATCCTCGGCGTGAGGTCAATCGTGCCCGTCGCGTTGTTAAAAATACCAGCGGCGACTTCTACCTGTCTGTTGGCGAATGCCGCTGCGTGCTTGGCTTCCCTGCGTGCTCTGTATTCTGGTGTCATGCCGCCTCCGTGGAACCTTTTGGCTTCTCGTCACCGACGAGAGTCTTCTTGAGGTACAACTTCGCTGCCTGATGGTAGATGATGACGCCCTCGGGATTCATGAACCCCGGTGCGGCTTTGCTGCCCTCGACTCGTAGTGTTTCGATAGCGGCTTCGATTGCCACCTGTTCGAACATGCCTTCATACAGGACAGGGACAACGTCACAACATGCGGGCCGATTTAGCCCCCAGAGGAACGTATTGAATAACGAGAAACGCTTCCGCGTCTGGCCGTATTTTCTTTGGACGCCCTGACCCCACCACTCACCAAAATGGTGCCCCGGCCCCAGTTGCATCAATTCTTCTTTGTGTTCGTGCGCCCAGCGGGAGAATCCCATATTGTCGTCAGTCGGCGTAATCCACTTTGTCCGGCTGGCAGTTCTAAATTCTGTGCCTAGGTCGTCAATCCAAATGGACGCATTCGTCCCGTCAATCTTCTCTGTAATCGTACAGAGACGAGAGTACCGGGCAATCTTCGAAAATGGTTGAAAAATTGGTTCCATGTTACCCCCTCAATTCCAGTGCGAGTGAATCGCCCAGCAAGCGGCCCACATTCAACGCAGCGGAATAGTAATACTCGGCGTTCGCCTTGTGGCCCGCAACGGATAGCTTCTCCGCACGCTCCAGATATCGAGCCTGCACACGTCGCAACGGATTCAGAATGTCGCCCGTGTCAACCTGCTCGACCGCTGCCTCCGTCTTTACCCACTTCGTCTGCTCAGTCTTCGCCATAGCACTCTCCTCTGTACATATACACTCTATCAAACTTCCGGGTGGTTGTCAAGGTAAGTTTTTGTGCAAAATTCACACATTTTGTCCATGCCATTACAGCCCTTCTTACGTCTCTTTCCCTTGTAGTCTTCCGCTTCGAGGCACTTGATTGCGTACTCCGCGTCTCTCAGTTCCTTAGCAATCTTCCGGCGCATGGCCGTCTTCGCGGCCTTGACTTCGCTTACCCAATCTTCAGCCTTGCCCATCGCTCGGTACATATTCAGAGCGCTCAGAAATCCCGCGAAGTCTTCCTCGAACGCGGCCCGCCCGCTGCGATACCACGGGTCGAATTCGCCCGTCTCTTTGTCTAGCCGCAGCACCCACCTATCCAAAATCTCAATCTCGTCTTCCGATTCGATGCAGTGCTGATACGCCGCAGATTGCCAAAGGTACGAGATGCGAAGCGCGTTAGAAGTCTTCCAGTCAATGAGTGAAAGCCTCTCGCCTTCCCACGGCACAGGGCAGCAACTTCGGTCATCGCACGAGCAGACGTAAGCGATACCGTCGCACGTTCCTGCAAAATGATGGTCACGACTATAAGCCTTGCGCTCAGTGCTTACCCAACGAACCCTATGCGCGACCATCCAATGTATCGCGGCGATAGAGCCGTTCGCGGCCCGCTCGTCTTCTGGGAATTTTGCCAGCAGTTCAAGCAGTCTGTCTTCGTTCTTCGACAGGATGGCCTTAATCACGCTCTCTACATGCGCGTGGGCCTGATGGCCGACATCGCCCG